GTGAAAAAAGTGGTTAAAGCGAAAAATTTGATTGCATTTCGACTATGGTTAGAAAAATTGGGATATTCGGTACGCACCTTGGCGGATGATCGTGGTTTCAGTTTTAGCTTCAAGAAAGAATATGGCCTGGTGACCTGTGATTTGGCAGGTAATGCCTTGGCACTACAACTAGGCGAGGAATTTGAAGATCATTTAAAAGCCTGATTGCTTCTATTTAAGAGCAGAAAAATAAATTAATCTTTCCACTGATTCAACAGCGCTATTCTCCAGTTATTCAGCCCATTTCGATGGGCTTTTCTTTATTCAGTAAATTTCAGGCAATAAAAAAGCAAGGCATTTGCCTTGCTTTAATATGATGGTGGGGACGGAGAGACTCGAACTCTCACACCTCGCGGCGCTGGAACCTAAATCCAGTGCGTCTACCAATTTCGCCACGTCCCCATCAGGGTACCAACTTAGCGTTGGATTTCTTTCAAACTTTGGCAGAGGATCAAGGATTCGAACCTTGACGAACGGTTTTGGAGACCGTCATGCTACCATTACACCAATCCTCTACTTCCACCCAATATCCAGTTACCCAAATATCGATTGGTGGGGACGGAGAGACTCGAACTCTCACACCTCGCGGCGCTGGAACCTAAATCCAGTGCGTCTACCAATTTCGCCACGTCCCCAATGGCTGTGTATATTATAGAGATAGACCGACATTGACAAGCGATTTTACAAGCAATCACAATCTATTCCGCTATAAAATAAACAGTTAGTTCTATTTTTAATTTTTTATAAAATATATGCCGAAAATTTGATTCATTTTAGGATATGACTGTCGATTCGTTGTTTTTAATCATTTCGATTCAATTCCAATATTTCAAATTAAAACTCAAATGACCTTCTAATCTTGATCAGCATGGGCATTCAGAATACTGAAACTCTTATTCATAAATTATTTTTGAAGTTGTGCATGGAATGCAGAATACAACACAGCATAAATAACAACAGCTTTACTAAATTTCAGGCAATAAAAAAGCAAGGCACTCGCCTTGCTTTAATATGATGGTGGGGATAGAGAGCATATCTTAATTAAAATGAAGCCCTTATTCTGTAAGGGTTTTCTATTTGTGCTTGATTTATAATAAATTAATGTTGTATTAGAATGTATTGTAATGTGATTTAATACATCATCTAAACATCTGATTTGCACCAAATCTGCACCACGACATTATGAAGATACCAAAGGCTATTCAGCGCGGTGATAGTTGGCGTATTTGCGTCAATCATCAGAACAAGCGCCACACTTCTACCCATGATACAGAAAAAGAAGCATTAGAGTGGGCAGCTCGTAAAATTATTGAACTTAAGGATGCGGCCAAGGCATCAAAAGGCGAATTGCCTAAACACACCTATCAAGAAGCCATTGAGTATTATCTTAAGAATGTCACGCCCAAAAAGAAGGGTGCCAGATGGGAAACTCTGCGCTTAAGAAAGCTGATCCGCGATAACCCACAATTAGTGTCAAAAAACCTTACAGATCTCAAGTCGTTTGATTTTGTAAAATACCGCGATACCAGACTCAAGGATGTAACCGCTACGACTGTTTCAAGAGAAATGGAATTGCTGAGCGCTGTGCTGCATTGCTGTATCCGTGAATTGGGTTGGTTGCACTCCTCTCCCCTCACTACAGTATCGAGACCGAAGCTGCCACCACCGCGAAATAGACGCGCTGCAGATCATGAGATTGAAGCCATTTTAAATGCTTGTTCTTATGTTGAAGGTGAGCCGGTTAAAACCAAAGGGCAGGAAGTTGCATGGGCTATGCTGTTTGCACTTGAGACCGCAATGCGCCTTGGTGAAATCACAGCAATGACCTGGAAGAATGTTCATATTGATAAAATGTATGTGCATCTGCCAGACACTAAAAACGGACTTACTCGGAACATTCCTTTATCTGAACGTGCTGAAGAGTTGCTGCGACACATGCAAGGTGTAAATAGTCCACGCGTTTTAAGTATTGATTCGGATTCCCTATCCTCTTTATTTAGGCGATATCGGGATAAGTGCGATATTCAGGATTTACGATTCCATGATTTGCGACACGAAGCCACTACTCGAATGGCCCAGATAATCCAGAACCCTGCTGATCTAGCCAAGATTACCGGACATACGGATATTAATATTCTGGTGAATACCTACTACAATCCGACTGCTACCGAGGTTGCACAACGATTAAGAAATGGGCTTAGGGGATAATAATGAAAACATGGACCTACTTTTACATAGAGCACACGATAAGGAATGGAGAGATTTTTAGGAAGGAATCTGGGTGGGGGTTGAGAATTGGAAAAATTGGGGTGTGTAATTGAAGAATCTAAAGCCAATTACTTTTAGTTTTATTGTTAGCCTGGGAATCGCATTTGTTTTTTTAATGGCGACATTTTATATATTGGCATATTCTGGCCCCAATGCTATGAGTGATGCTTTGAGCACCACTGGAAGTTATTTTGGAGCAGTGACAACACTTGGAACTGCGGTTATTGCTGCATACCTTTTTAATGATTGGAAGGAGCAGCATAATAAAAATATCGATAGCCAGTTTTGTATGAAAATTTATGATTTTATAGATTTTGCGAATATCGAACTTATAGCCATCTCGGGCTTTTTATCTGATTATCACACCTTAGGCGATCAACAAAAAATAAATGTGCGACAGGGTTTAATTGAGCATGGTCGTAGATTGTTAAGCTTAAAAGATACATCCTTGATCAAGTTGTCCAATCTTGGTTATTTTATTGATAAGCAGGAGTATGAATTAAAGTATAAGCCTCAAATAATAAAGATAGATCAGAATCTAGATATATATTTAACTGTGTATCATCAATTTCTCGAGGGTGCAAAATATAAGGGTGATCCGAAAGCAGTTCCAAAGTCATTGGAGGAATTGATGTTGGATACGCGAAAGAGATATCAGGCTTTCATTGTGGAACTGGCTAAATACTATAAGGCTTAATTTATTTCATAAGCCATTGCTTAATGATCATCACGCACACTGACTATCAACAATCCATTAAAGTAAAAAACAAAGCCCTCAAATGAGGGCATTTATCTATTTTAAGAATAAAGTCCTTTCTGCAGCTCGGCGATTCACCAAACCTTGCATGCGTTTGCCACCGGCATTGACCCACACATTAAATTGATTAGCTGCAGCCTTATAATTTCCCTCATTCAATCGTTTGACTAAGGTGGAATTTTTGAATGCAGTTGATCCAATGTTGTAAGCCAGTGAAACTAGGGCATCGAACTGATTCTGATTGAGTGGAACTTTGACTGCAGTATTGGCGGTCTGCTCAAATGCCTTCAGATCATTCTGCATGTAGGCTTTAGCTTGATCCAGTGTGCAAGTATCCCCTTTCTTTACACGAATACCATTTGGGTACTTTGTGGTGCCAAATCCAATGGTCCATACACCTACACCATCATCATAAGCACTCAGTCGTAAGCCTTCAAAATTACAGATCAGATCAACACCATTTGGGCTCACATGCATTTCATCTATGGCGATACCCAGCACGTCGTTCAAGTCATCATAGGCAGTTGCAATTAACTTATCTGCAGCATCAACCTGCTTTTGGGTGAGTTTGCCACCACTGATCTTTCGTAAGAAATCAAAAATGTGTTTCATTATGGACCACCCTTAACTTTAGGCTGCGCAATCTTACGGCCAACGTATGCTAGTGCCGGTAAAACTACAGAAAGCAAAATAGCATGGTATTCAGCAGGAATGAGCTGTGTGTTGATGCCTTCTTGAATTAAAACAGGAAGAACGCCCAATAAAAAAGCTCCGATAATTGGGAGCTTCACAGATAAGTATTTCCAGACATTTTCAGGGATGAATTTCATTTTTCCTCTCTCATGTTTCGTTCATAAAGCTTGTTGCGGATTTCTTCAACTGTTCTTAAGAGTTGGTCAGATTGTTTTTCAAGGACTTGGATGGACTGGCTATTTGCCATTGCTTGTGCATTCACTGTGTCAGTTTTGGCAGTTTGATTGTTCCAGGCGGCAGCAAAGACACCTATGATTGCAATACCACCCCAGCGGACCAGATTGGTCACACTATCTATTTTGGTTTTACTTTCATGCAGCACCCGGATCTGCATATCGACTTCTTTGTGCTTGACCTCAGCATCCATTCGCAGCTGCTTTATATCAGCTCGAATACTTGATTTTGTTCGGTCTAGATCTGCTTCAAAATCCCCTTTTGCCTGTTGCAGGTTGTTATCCAGGTGTTTTTGCTTTTCCTGAAGTTGATCAAACTGCATGCTCATTCGGTCGATCTTTTGAGGCACATCAGCCAATTTCTCCATACTTTGCCGCAACTGATTGATGTTGTCTGAAATTGCGTAAAGTTGACTTGGTGTTATTGGTGGCGGATCAGTTGAATAATCGTTGGACATTGCGCCCCCTAAATTTTGGTAATAAAAAAGCACCCGAAGGTGCTGCTAATCAATCTCTTTGCCGTGGTAATACCTAAACTCATGAATTACTGCATTTAATCCGCGACTTGGATCAGCATCATTATACCCAACCTGTATGCGCGAGCTGCTTGCCACATTGTATGTAAAATTTTGAGTGTTAATAAGCGCATCGTTGATAAAGAACTTAATTGTGCCGTTTGATTTTTTTACAATTTTCAAAAGCAAACGAGTGTTGTTAGGTAAATTAACCCCACTCCCGACCACACCGGCCGAGCCTGCGTACACAGCGATACCACTTCCGTTTAATCTAAACACGTTGATAGAAAGATTCTGATCGCCAATCGCAGACAATCCAAAAATTGCTTGATGTGGGTAAGTTGGTTCATCTAAAAAAGTTATATCAAGCACAGCTGTAAAACTGCTTGATGCGCTCAACACCCCAGGTGCTGAAATAAAGCTTGGTTTCGCGATAGATAGCGCTATCTTATCAGCAACAGGCACATAACTAATTGATCCTGTAGCACTCCAGTTTGACCCTGTTTTCTTATCAAACAAACTACTCGTTTCAAAGTTTAAATGATTAGTTAAAAAAGCCGCATTCGGATCTGACGATGTTGATACAGATACTTCCGCACTAATCATCATTTCCCCTCTGCGCACTGATGCAACACGGTAGTAGTAAGTTTTATCTTCTTCAATAGCGAGATCGATGTAACTTTTTTCTGTTGTTGATGCTATTGGTGCTGGCAAGCTTCCTACATCTATCGAGCTGAGCGCCCGATAGATATTAAAAGACTCGTATATGCCAGACTGTTGCCAATTTAAATTTACACTTGCCATAATTTGCCTTTATGCAGCATATATTGCTGTTAAATTGGTTGGCGCTGTTAATTCAGCAAATACCGTATGATCAAATCTATTTAAAGATTCAAAACCATCACGCTCAGAAAAAATAATTACACGATACTGATCGTAATCAAGATCTGTTGTTGAGAGTGTATAGTTGTTCACTGATCCAATATTTTCATCAAGAAGCAATTGATCAACGCCGCCAACTTTCATTCCAATTACTTGAATGTTGTAAGTTGTTCCGGATTCTTCAGTGACACCCTCATCGTACCATCCTAGAATCTGACCGCCCGTTTGTTGCAATCGATTTCGATCAACCCAAGTCAAGACCAAGTCGCGTGAAAAAGTTTCAGGCCAATACTCACCATTAATTTTCAAATTTGCAGGTGGATAAGGGCGAATAGCACGTGATTGAATTTCAACCGGAATCCCTGTTGCTGAGAGCTCTTGAATACCGCTTGGCGTTGTTGTTAAAACTTGCGCTTCAACAACTTCACTTTGCGCGTATTGCGTCGAATCAAAAGCAACATCAGGTAAATCAAAAACAAATAAATTGCCTGAATTGTGCTTTTTCGGAATAGCATCTAGAACACCGCGCTTCACTGTTAAAACTTTCGTTTCAGTATCAAAGCCCACAAATCCCATCAACTCATCATTCAACAAAATAAAGTTATTTGAATTTGCTGTTTGGGTTAAAGATCCAGTGACCACAAATGATGAAGTTATTTCATCAATCGCCTGATCGAGCTGCAAGATATCGCAGTAATCAAGCCGAGAAACCTGCTCAAATTCATCAACACCACCATCTGTGTACAACAAGGCATTAAGTGAGTTATTTTGCGGTTTTGCTGCAATTGCCGCGACATAGCCAATGTCCGGATTATTAGATAATTCCAGATCAGTATTTGTCTGACCTGCACGGAGCACAGTTAAATAATACGGGGCTTCAAATACTGCATTCATGCTTGGCTGCGGTGGCCGCGGTGCTGATTCAACCGGAGCATCAACTACAATCGAAGTATTCATTTCACCCGAATAAGAAATCACCTCTTCAAAATCAATAGTTACAGTATTATCAGTACCATTGCCTAAATTGATTTTCATAATGCGAACCAGAATCGTACCATTCCATTTGCTCGACCACGGCAAGTGAACCAGGTCGTAACGATTCCACTTTCTAGCTTCTTTCCAGCCAGTCGTGAAACTGCCAGACCAGGCTGGTGTAGAAAACTGCTTTAATTTCCAGTTCGCCACAATTTCAGCATTTCGCATATTCATGAAATATTGGAATTCAACAGACTCAGCATTCGCATGGCCCATTGTTAAAATAGAGCCATTTTCGTAAACTGAAAAAGTTGAATTTTTGATACGCTGACGGTCGTAATATGTGACATTGAGTTGATTTACAATATCGTCACTATTCATGACTTCAAGCGATAGATCCTTGATTCTATTTTCTGAAATATCGTGAATTTCATCTTCAGCAAACCAGTCATCACGAAATAGAACCATCTCATAAAGGCCAGTTTGGCGGTTTACACGAATACCAGCTTCAATGTGATAGCAAAGCTCCTCAATAGCTTCAATACAGGATTTCTCATCAATCGCCCATGAAACCCCCAAGCCTTCATCCCAAATTCGATCTGCTGCTTTCATAAAATTCATGTCGTTGATATCGGTTTCTGGCTTGCCCATCGCTGTATCATCTGTGAGAATTTCGCGGATTTTATGAATTGGGTTTATATCAACTCCACCCGACTCATCCATATACTCGGCTTTGTCAATTGCCAATGTCACAGACGCCACTTGGAAGTCAAATGTATTTGTATTGTTTTTGTAGATTGTGCCGGTACCTTTTGCTACTACATAAGGGAAACCATCATAAGGTCTGCATATAGCCTTAATTTGAATAGAGTTTGCACCATCCTCGTCTTGATTCTTTGTTTGTTCTATATTTAAAATTTCCGCATTCTTAAAAGAAATGTCATAATTTTCTGTTTCAAAATAGGCATTAATATTTATCTCGATAAGGTCAAACAAACCAAGCTCAACAGCACCAATTGGCTTTGTTGAAATAGAATCAGTGATTGTTGGGTTCTCAACTCCACCGTAGGCGCTTGACCCAAAAACCCACTTTATACCAACGCCACTAGAATAGGTGTGATTTGCAGTTGGGCTTACTTCAAACTGATATGTAAAATTCGGAATATCTGCTTTTTTTATGCTTGAATAAGCTACTTTAAAGTTTCCAATCTCACAAACCACCGCCCCATCACCTCGCACTTCATGCCACTGCCCACGTCCATCATTTCTAACCCGCGTTCGCTTCACCCAAAGCAGCATTTCTTTCATGTAGCCTGAGTTGCCGAGGTAGAAGCCATTTTTTGCCAAGGATTCGGGTGTGAATGCTGCGGCCCCAGGGTATCCTCGAAAAATTAAATATGATTGATATGGATAACCCGAAACCAAAGGGGAATGCTTTTGGTATGTGCTATTCGGCTCTGGATCTGGATAGCCAAAATGGATATCGATGTTTCCAGATACTCCACCCTCATTTTCACCAAAAAGATTACCCTCCAATACAGGGAGTAAATTTGGTGGGTGCTTTAATGGATCATGAATAACCCATTTTCGATTATCAAAATTGATTCCGATCAGCTTCTCAATTCGATTACCAATAAAAGCTGCAAACTTTGCGTTATAGCGATATCCAACAACCTGCGAACTACTTTTTCCCATTTCTAGCCACCTCTACCACCTGCAAAGCCATTGCATCTTTTGTGTTTATGAAATCCTGAGCATCACGGCCATTTTTAAGGAAGTCCTGCCAATCCCAACCTTGACGTAAAAAAAATGCCCGGGTTCCGCCCGAGCACATTTTTGCTTTTCGAATATCAGACATATAAATTTTCATTTCTTACCCGACTTGGATTTAATCGCTTGAGTGGATTTATCCCAAATATCCGTAATATTGGCATGCACGTGCGGACTACCAGCAATGTCATGAAATGAAATACCTTCGTCCGCAATTGTGCCGTCAAGCTGATTAGGTTTCGGGCGGTTTTTCTTCTGCATCTTGCGCATTTGCAGAAAGGTATATACACCAACAGCGACCGAAAAAATTGCAGCGCCAATCGCCCAGGCAAGTAATGGGATAATTGATTTTGTTTGCTCAATTTGAGACGCATCAAAACCAGCCAATAAAATATCAATATTCATTTTTATCCTACTTAATCAACTGAGTTTCTAATGGATTTTCACTTGGCATATTTGGATGGCCACCAAAGCGCTTATGGTTGTTAAATTTTTCATGGCACATTTTTAGCGACTGATCACAGCCTGGTGCCACTCGCACTACATCACCAACTTTCAGACCGATATGCTGGCGATACAATCGAGCGCTATCAGTTCCGCCATTAATGATGAAAATGAACACACCATCTTTTTTAAGCACACCGCGATTGAGCCAGTTATCTGGATAAGATTTAACTTCCATCACCGGTTCACCATCTTCAAAAATCGGATTACCTAGCTCATCCAAAACAGGTTGACCCAGATCATCAAGCACTGGAACCTGCTCAAACACCAGATTACCTTCCTGATCTTTGACTTGGGTTGGGTTCACCGTAAAAGCCACACTAAGGCCATTGATCGCAGTCACGGTCACATCAAATGACCATTCATTAAAATCAAGACCGCAGTACTTGTCATAAATCGTATTCGGGCAGGTACGCTGATATTTACGCGTCAGAATCTTACGACGCATAAAGCTTTCTGCAGTCGAGCAGACCAGCGTCATCGTATTATCGCGGTCATCGAATTTTGGTTGCGTCACCCGGCCTTTAAACAACACCAGTGATTCAGATCCATCCAGCTCAATCAGGGTGAAATACACTGATTCCAGATAAATCTTGTTTAAGAACACCTGGGTAAAGCTGTCATCTGCATCATTGAATAGTGGATATGGATGCGGAAAAGTCAGCTCGACTTCGCACTTATCAATATCCGCATCTTCAATATTTCCACGGCTTAAACCGCGCACCGGAAAATAGGTGATTGCATTGTGAGTAATCGCTTTACGTGCACTGGTGAAAAACCACTGCTTGTCCCCATGCTTAAATTGATAAAGTTCTGAACGTGCCATTAGTTATCAATCTCCACAATTGGAACAGTAATTCTTGATTTTCCAGCGCCCAAAAACTGAAATTCAATCCGATCTGCATCAAGGCGATGCAGCCCTAAATAACAGATGGTCTGAATGTCATTTCGGTGCGTATTAATTGCCGGCGAAACCGTGAGTGAGCCACCAGTCCGGCTGGTAATTTCATGTGCTGACCAGGTGCCATCCTTGCGCTTGACTGCGATATGCTTGCGGTTGGCCTCAACGATATATTTGGTGTTGGTGCTTAAACTGGTGGTGATGTTACCGGTATTTAAAATATTTAGATGCTTTTCATATAGCGGCATCCAGAAAGCCCGGGACCGGCCAGATCTACGGAACAAGAACCGACGATAAGCATTGAACTCTAACCAGTCTTTCAAAACCGAAGTAAACGGCTTGAGATACTTGGGTTTTGCATGATGGGTATACTGCTGAAAACCACCAATAGCACCATCCACAATGTTTTGATGCTGGGTCAATGTCATCTCTAGTGAGTCGCCATCGAGCAGTAAAGGCTTCCAGTAAATATCCTCACCTTTGTACTGCTCTGGCACATCACCTTCATGCTCTGGTAAATCTTCTGCCAGTACTCGAAAAACAACTGAAGCATTGGACCAGAAACCACCGGCATTAATTGAAGTATCACCATCAATGATGCAGATCCGCAGTGGCATAATCACAGCATTGGTCGCTGTGATGTTTTCAGCAAGTCGAAAGCCATCCTGATATTCAGTTTCGAGTTCCTGAATCACTTCATCCGTTTCCGGGTCCCGAATTTCTTCCTGGACAATAATGTAACGGCCACGGCTCACAATCTCGACCACCTGACCACCTTCACGACTCTCAATAAAAGCAAAACCGACTCTAAGGTCGGCTATGGTGTCTGCTGCATCGAGAATGATGTAATCATCATCCACAATATCAGGAATGGCTCGTTTCACCTGACGCAGTGGAATACCCCATTGTTTACGCAGATTTGCATAGAGCATATGGAACAGATCAGCCATAGCCTTACGCATTTCCGTGTAATTGAAATTCAGGATTTGCCGTGGTGCTTCACGCAATGGATAACGCTCTTCACTGCCATCAAATGATTCATGAACTTCAGTCATCCATTCCAGGCTTTCAGTAGAATCCAATAGAGGGCAATTTGTTAATACGTGCACCTCGCCATATGACGTTTGTATTTTCATTTTGTCCTCAAATTGCGGGCATTAAAAAACCGACTTCTATTGGTCGGCTTATTTAAGAACTTCTATTAATTTAGCTATAGCTTGCAGTATGGGTGCTAATTGCCATATACCTACCCCAACGATCACTAGGAAACAGACAGTATAAGTCCAACGTCTTAGTGCCTTGCTTTCTGATAATTGATTCATTGCTTTATCAACCTTTAAATCTAGGTTAAAATTCATTTATGGTTTGCTTCCTTCTACCATAAGGTTGTGAACACAAAAAAGCCCATGATTACCAGTCACGGGCTTTTTGCTTTTTAAATTTTATTAAGGTTTAACCGCGAGTTCATCCTGCGGTTTTTCCCATAAAAAAAGCCCACCGAAGTGAGCTTATGCGAATCCTAATTCCTAACGATGTTGTCTTATGAGAAGTTCAACTCACAGAATCGCTCTAATTCACGAATATAGGTAGTTTTCACCAAGCTCATTGTATGCACATGAATTCGCTCAAGCGTCTTACTCAAGACATCTTTCCACTCTTTATGTAATGGATTTTCATCACTATCACTAATTGCAGGAAATTCTAAAGGCCCAATAAATAATGCTTCAAAAATTGGCTTAAACTCACCTTTGAATTGATTTGCGTAAGACCCAAACCCAGTGCCATGAAAGTCTTGATCAATTACATTACACATGGTTTCCCAAGCTTTTATTCCAACGCTATCGATTTCTATATCGGATTCAGCCTTAATAAATTTAACGATATTACCCAAAACACTCTCCAAAATTTAAACCTTACTACGATTTCGCTTCATGTGGTAAAGAAAAGCCTTTTCACCATCTGGGCTATATAGCCAGTCTTTAGCCTCATTCTCATCTTTAACCATGATTACACGCAGGTTGTTATCGATAGCCTGGGGTTTACTACCCTGCACCTTCGCATTCGCTTGTGCTTGCTTCTCAGCCTGAATGCTTCCACCGTTATTGATGGCGTTCATAGCACCCATACCAACACGATGGGTATCAGAACCTTGCCTCTGTAAAAATCTGGTAAGGTCCTCATTTTGTCTAGGATTCAAAACGCGCTCACCGCCATCTAAAAGCCATGTGCCTTCTTTTGGAATATTGTCGATACCGTCGTGGGCCATACCGACAGGTTTTAAGGCTGATACCGCTGCCTGAAGCACGCCAGTCTGCATAGTTGTGGTCGCGACAGCTGGCAAGTTGTACGGAAATGGTGCTGAGGCCCATGCAGCCGAAATAGCAGTGTAGCCATTCATGATTGTCGAGAATAAATTAAAGCCCTTCTGAATGCCCGCTAAAGCTGCATAGGCAGAGGATGAGTCACTCACCATTCCCATCATAATATCAGCAAACTGAGCACCATAACTCGCCTGCAGTCCGATAGATCTAGCTTGGAAGTCGGTTTCAATTTGAGCCATTCGCTCATGATGCGCTTGCCAAACTGCTTCACGCTGGGCTACAATTTCCTCCATGTTGGCATTTGGATCTTGAGCAGCCTGATCAACCTGATCCATTTCTGCATTAAATACATCCTCAGATGCATCAAGCCTACCGAATCGCTCCTGCTCTAAACGGTACTGATCACCAGTGCCATTCATCTCAGCTTGGATGCCACCCCATTGCTGAACTGCGCTATTTAAACGTCTACGGTTTTCTTCCTCTTGCAAAGCCTTGCTTAAGGCGATTTCACGCTGTTTCTGCTCTTGGCTTAACTTGGAGTTCAGGAGAATCTGCTCACGCTCCAGGCGATAACGCTCCTGCATGGCTGCGGTTTCAGACATAAGAGCTTCACGTAGCTGGAATAAGCGGGTTTCTTGAGCCAACATCAGCAATGCCTGCTCCTGCTTCAACTGCTCATTAAGCAAGGCAACAGCTTTTTGACGCTCCTCTTTCGACAGCTCTAAATCACGCGCAGCATAGAATTTCCGCTTATTAAAACTATCTTCCAGTAATTGAGATTCAGTCTTTTTAAAGGACTCATAATCATCAAGCTTGGTTTTAAGCGCCTGTTGTGCGATTGCAATATCGTTGTCGGCTCGGGCTTGGTATTCAGCAGTAAGGCGCTTGGTTTCTTCTGGTGAGAAGCCAGCTTTATTGATCTCCTTAATATCCTCTTGAAGCTGGGTCTCAATGCGCTTTCTTTCAGTCGCTACCGCCATTTGCAGCTGTAACTGCATATTCGCTTGTCTCTCAGCTTCTTTCTCCAAGTCCTGATTGGATTTGAGTGTGCCATCACTTGATCCACCTTTGACTTTAGACAATACAGATGGTGCTTGATGAAGTAGCTTTAATACCACGCCATCTTCAAAAGTAACTGTACTGTAGTATCCACCACCTTTAGGGTCGTATGCGGTTTTCACATCCTTCACAGCAACATTTGTGGTGATTGGTGTGCCTACCGGCATGGCGAAATCAATACCCTTATGAAAAGAAGAAGCCCCCTTTGTGGGAGCCTTTCTTTGTCCATAATCGGAAGAAACACGGTAGTTGGAAAGAGATTTTCCTCCCGCCTGCAATCTCGCCAAATGTTCTTTTGAAACCTTTTGACCGTCGCGAGACCCGCCATAGCGAACATCAAGATGCGCACCAGTACCAATACCCGAGTTTCCAGAAATACCAATTAATCTTTGACCAAGCTTTAACTGCTTTTCTTTCTCTTGGGTGAGTTTCCTTTCGGCTGCATTGCGGGAGTCAATCGTGTCCTTATTTCTTTTTTCCAAGTTATAAAGACGCAATGCCTCTTGTGCCATAGACTTGGTAAATTCGACACCCTTCTTACGCGCATAATTCGCAGCTTCAAGTAGTGCATTGGTCTCACCCTCAGTGAAGTTTTTTGCAAGTAAGTTCTTGGTAAATAATGCATCAAACTTTCTATCTTTGAGTGATTCGCTATATTCCTTTTGTGCACGGGCAGCCTTTTGTGCTGCGGTTTCATTATTTTCCAGCTCTTCGGTATTCCCTTTAATTTTAGGAATTGCATTTTGAGCTGCGTTACCAGCTAGCACCACTTCATAGCCAAAAATCTTCAGCACCCTTTGTGAGTTTCCAGCCTTCTCTGCATTACTATCATACTCTTTAGCCTGCTTCTTAAGCATATCGTACAGATCTGAACGAATCTCCATCTCATTAAGCATGCGAATAGCATCGTTATAGCTAATCAGGCCATTTCGAGCATCTTCAGCAACCTTGCGGGCCTTCTCATTTTCAACCGCAGCTGCACGAATTGCAAAAAGAACAGCATCAACAGATTCTTTAGATTTTGCCAAGGTTTCATTTTGTGCATTAAATGCTGCTGTTAAGTCTGAAACAGCATTTTTCCTATCATTACCAGTAAGTTTTTGGAGTTCAGCACTTGTTTTTTCTGCAACTTTTCCTTGCTCTACAAGCTTTGCATTAGCCTCGGCTGTGCGGTGGCTCATGTAAGCATAGCCTGCTGCCAGCGCAGTCACACCCAGCGTAATTGCACCTATGGGGCCACCAACAAGACCAAGCATTGTTGCGCCAATTCTGCGACTGGTATTTAGCGCATTCTGAGCCACGGTGTTAGCTGCAATGGCTGCTGTTATTTGCTTAATTGCAATATTGTGAGCAACTTCAGCTTGGGTTAAGCGCATAGTTGCTGCTGCGCGCGCTTGGCGAGTGGTGGCAGAGTTTAACTCTTGACGCGCAAGATGAATCTCTTGTGCAGTCAGTGCTGCTACCTGTCGGGTTCTTTGCACTTCAAGCGCTGCAAGCCGAACATGAGATGCTGCCTCAGCTTGGTCAGCAATCTGTCTTTGAGCACTCACAACTAAGCTAGCCTTTACTGCCGCCCCTTTGGTTAACAAGGCTGATGTCACATAGCCAATTCCCAAAACAGCACCAGTATTTGCAACAGCATCTAAATTATCAGCCAAGCCACTTAATCCACCTGCTAGCATTCCTGTAGCACTTGTAGCTTCATTGGCCTTACCTAGATAAACAGTGACTTCATTGGACAGTTTAGTAAAGCCATCTGCTAGACTGTTTTCCATGTTATTGGCAAGTTTTTCATTTTCATCACGAGTGGCAATAAGTGTTTTGATTAAGTCTTCGAGCGCAATCTTACCTGTAGCGCCTAATTTACGAATTTCGGCTTCAGACTTTCCTGTAGTTTTTGCCATGTCAGCAATGACGTTATCCGCACCGGTAACAATTGAAATCCATGCATCTGCATCAATCTTACCTTTTGCCATAGATTTAGAAAGCGAATCCATTGCTGATTGTGCTTGGTCAGTGCGTGTGGCGTTATGAGTGAAGCTGAAAGAAAGTGAATCAACTAAATCTAGTGTCTGAGCTGTCTGGTAGCCAAGCGACTTCATGCCACCCGCCATACTTAAATAAACTTCCTGAGCTTCGCCTAATTGACGGTAGGTAGTATTTGCCGTAGCAAGCACACGATCCTGCACCATTGCATATTCTTCTGCGCTTGCTGTTGCGTTGCGAATACGTGCAGCCATTTGCGTATAACCATCAGCCATAGCAATCGCTTTATTAATGGTTAGAATCCCACCCATATAACCCACAAGGCTTTTAATTGAAGCGCTCATTGCAGTCATCTGGGTTTCAGCCTGATCACCTTTTTTGGTAAGGTTTTCCAGTCCGGCAGCTACCTCATTTGTAGTCTTTAGGGCATTTTTTGAGTCAATCACGATGACCAGTTTGCTTTCTTGAACAGCCATTTCACTTTCCTTTAGGCAATAAAAAAGCCCGCAGGATGCGAGCTATGGTTTGGGCATTAAAAAACCCGCTGGAGCGGGTTTTAGTTCATCTAATCTTTATCGAAAAACTACAAAAAATAGAAACATAAGACAGCAAAATACAATTATCCCCGCCATAGTACTTGTGAGATTACTATTTGCGATTTCTTCCTCTAGATTTTGTTGGTTAATCCTATTGGTTTCATCATTTAAAGCATTTGTGTGAGCAACCATTTCTTCTGTTAGTATTGTCAAAAACCTTTCTTGATCTTCAGAATTGAACCGCTTTATGAATTGCTTCTGCTCATCACTCAGGTCATTAGATGCTTGATACAAACTAATATTATTTGTGTTCGATATAAGCTTCATTGCTTCACTTCTTGCCTGGACAACATCCCTTAGATTTCCTCTTGTAAAAGGGTATACCACCTGAACCCCATACAATTCTCCTGCTGTTCCAGCGTCGAGAAAGGCTGAATTATCCAACTCCTCACTAAAACCTATGCCTTTAAACCATTCCAGGGGTGCCGCATGCATCTCCTCTTTATGGATTTTTTCAAAGGTAACTCTTTCACTCTCTGAAAGGCCATTAAAAAAAGGCTCGAAAATATCAGCAACCTCTAGAAAGGCTTGTTCTTCGGTTAATCCTTGCTCTAGCTGTAAAATAGACTTAAATTCTAATTGCTTTTTTAGAACATCTCTTACTTCGTGTCGCAATATGGGCGTATGAATAGTAACTCCAAACAACTCCCCTATTATTTTTCGCTCCATATCTCACCCCAAATATTTATTGTTCAGGACAAGATACTAATTTTACCCACAAAAAACCACCTAAGTTTCAAGTGATACTTTTAGCTTTCTCAACAATCCAGCTAGCCAGATTCATGTCAGGATCACTATGCATTAATAGTTGATAGGCATTCTCAAGCGAATAAGGTGTTTCTCCTTCCACTTCGCCAGCAGATGTTATGAATGCAAGATTCTCCCAATCCTGAATCACATGCTTTGCAATAATCCTCATATACTCTTGAGCAGATTTAAACTCACTCATTTTGAAGATGGTTTTCTTTACAACCAGGTCTCTTAATGCAGCAGCACATGCAGGACTGTTATACGGCTTAATTCTGAAACAGCCAAATTCCTGCCCATTTTCCAGTTTATATACAAACCATTTCGATTTATCAGTCATGTTTGGTTCCTGTAGGTATAAGAAAACCGCCACTTGGGCGGTTCTGGTTTTACTTAATCATCAAGACTATTGCCACAATGACCAAGATAGCTGTTAGCAGATAGCAATTGGTTCGCCACATTAGAATGGTTTTAGTGCCTCGCTTTATTAAAGCATCGTACTCCCGCATTTTATCCATTGCACGAGCCATTGCTGCATCGCCTCTTTGCAGGAGAGTAATCATTTCTAATTTCTCCTGCTCCAAGATTCGCCTTTCTTTGGCATGCAGAAGAATCATTTCATGATCCACTAGAATTCGATATTTAATATCCTCCAGCAGCTCATCACGGCTCATGCTTAGAATGTCTTCGCTCAACTCAAAATCTAGATCATTCATGCTGTGCCGCCTTGATCTTTAGCTAGTTTCGCCAGACCTTTAGGCGTAATGCGTACCTGCTCAGTAATTTTGGTTGTACCATCACCTCGCGTCACCTCAGTTATCTTATGTTCCAGATAACCAGCTTGCACTTTGTCTTGATAACCCAGCCAATGAGAGTTACCTGCTCGCTTGTAAATCCATTTACCAGATGAAAGCTTGGCAATTAGATCTTTCGGGCGCATTTGCAGAGCTTTGGCCGCATCAGTTAGACATAAACTTCCATCAGCTTTGGCAATGCGATCATAGGCTTCTACTGAAGGCTTCATTTCCTGAACTTCTTCCTCTAAACCAACAATCCTTTCGGAGTAACCTAGAAGCAAATCTCTCAAAACGCGCGGATCGGCTAAAGACTTCATGGGATCAAAGTTTTGGATAAGTTCTTTGGCTTTGAAGTAACCCTTCACTAATTGTTTTTGTACCTTCCAAGCTAAGTCGTCGGTAAATGACTTAACCAACATGAGATAACCTGATTCAGTGATCAATACTCCATTAGAAGCAAACTTAGAAAAAACACCGTCTTGAAGGTTGGAACGAATTTCGTCCTTACCTACTTCAAAGTAATCTTCACCTTCTGTTAAGTGCTTTTTGTTAGTACCAAAATTCCGTTTAGCTGTGCCTTCTGGGCGACCATGAACTTCATCAACCATTGCGAAAGTTACAACACGCTGACCTTGGTACTCAACAATATCCAAAACCTTATCAGCAACAGTCACGCTGTTATTTAATTTTGCATTCATGCCACTGACTCCTGTGCTAATAACTTTGCCGCTTTCGGTGAATGTTGCTCAAAGTAGGTAACTTCTTCACAGCACTCATCTACCCATTTATTCAAATGATCCCAAGTGATTGAGGCTAAGGTGTAGGCTGTTGTGTGCTTTTCAGACTTTTCCATAATCAGAGTGACTAAGGTTTGCAGGTCGCTAAAGCCTTTTTCAGCATTGTTAATAAAATCAACAAAGCGCTCTAATTGGTGTTCACTGATCTGAACTTGATTCGCTTCAGTGATATGAGTTATATTTGACATAGTTACATTTCCTATTGTGACCACACTAAAGCTCCGGATCCGGCAAGATTGAGGGGCTTTTTTGTTGTCTGTTGATTTCATGCTTTCGCACTCTTGCGTTTTTCTACTAGCAACTTAGCTGCCTCATTCATCAGATAAACCATTGATCTTTTATCTTCTTTTGCAATTGCTTTGAGTTCCTTGTGTAAGTCGCTATCAAGACGACCTTTAAAGTAAACAAACTCTTCTTTCATTACTTCCTCCTTAGTCCCCAATCTGGGGTGTTAAATCATAGTACCCATTCTGGGGCTATTGGTCAAGCCCCAAAATGGGGTTATTATTAATTTTATTTTGGCGAATATTTCATGAGTGAAGATCAAAGCAATATCGTTACCCTTAAAGTTCGTGTAACACCTGAATTTCGTGAAAAAATTGTTGAAACAGCTAAAACAAATAATCGCTCCATGAATCAAGAAATTGTAGCTCGATTAGAGGAATCTTTTGATAACAAGGATATAGGGCAAGAATTTTTTCAAAAAAACCTACATCTTTTCCTTTCTGCTTACTGTGCTGGTCTTGAAAGTAATTACGATGATGCGATATCTCAATTGGAAGAATCTCTTTCACAAACAAAAAATCCCGAGATGATTCAATTTCTTGAGCATCGACTTCAAGTAAATAAAATATTAAAAACAGAAATGCACAGACTGATGAAAAATAATTCGGAAAAGTTCAGTGCTGAATTATCTAAAGAGGTTTCTCAGAAACACCTTACCCATCCACATCTAGCCAAAGATAAGCCACTCACTCCAATCAAGGACGAAGATATCGGGTAATACCTGAAGAGGTTTCCGAGACCCTCAATCTGAGCGTCTCGAAAGCACCACCGATAATATCGGTTCAGTTTAAGACTGACTGACTTTCAGGTAGTCAGTCTCAATCCACCCTTCACCCGAAGGGTTTTTACTACTTCAAAATAAATATGAAACTAAACCTTAGTGCCGACCTAGCCGTAATCATCTCAATTATTACTGTCTTTCTATTTGCGAATGGCAATGCTTATCTTGGCGGTTACCTTGATGCCTTCAATATTGACCCTATTACTCTCAATTACTCGATTCAAGATAAGATTTATATTGGATACTTGAGAGGCTTTAATACCTTTCTTTACTCTATTCTTGTTGTGTTAATTTGCATGGCAGTAAGATTTATATGGATTGCAATGGATGTATCCAGAAAGCTGAATAACTGGTTAGATAAGAAATTAAATACAGCTCCAAATAACTATACCCCTATAATCCACAACTCCTCATTCCATGAAGAGCTCGAAAGGTCGTATTCAAGAAATGCCACTTTAGGGGTATCAGTTATGGTAATCCTTGTGGTGACGTTATTCATACTTGCCGATACTGAGAAAACTGCAACCCAGAAAGCTTTTGATGACATGAAAAACCTTAATTTTGCTCCTATTTCAATCAAAAATTCAGAAAAAAAAGATACTCATTTTGAAGTGCTTTGCGGACCCACCTTGTGTGCGATTATGGACAAGAACGAGAAGGTGACTCTAGAGGAAACAAAGAATATTGAGTTCACCCCCAAGGATCCACCTGAAAAGTAGAATCAAAAAAAAGCACCCTAAGGTGCTTTTCTTTTAATAAAGGCTGAATTCTAGAAAGCCCAATTACGACCTTGCCCTATCTCATAAACGATGAGAATTAAGGCTATTACTATTAGAATGACAACAAATATTTCAGATTTGGTCAGCATTTTTGGCGCTCCACTTTTCATCACTCACATGATAAGCAAAGCGTACAATTAATAACATAAAAGTTACAAAATAATTATTGGAAGTTACAAAGTGGAGGAAATTAAGAAAACTCTCTTTGAAGAATAGCTATTATTTAAGTATTCAAACATTTCTAAGCAACTCAACAAAAAACTTCACTAGAAAAGCATTCTTACGTAAACCTTAATTCTCATAACTCTAGTCTTGAATATCTTACATATCCCGACATAGCCACTACACTAGCGTTTGGAATCATTCTCTACACTGAATTTAAGTTTTAGAAACCTAGAGGAAATTCAGATGGAAAAGTATTCAAAGATTCTAATCCTAGCTTTAATGGGGTTTACTGGTACCGCAGCTATCGCAGCTGACTCGATTCCAATAGAAGCAACTGCCGCAGCTGAAGCGCAACAGGTTGCTTTAGAATATGGAGATAGTAAGGACCAAAAATCCGAATCATCTGGTGAATAAAAGAAAGCCCTTAATTAAAGGGCTTTTTAATTACTTCCAGCTTGGCGTACAAGCACTCTTCCATGACAACTCAAATTGCTTTTGATCCGTCTGATTTTCTACAAGCACTATATTTTTCTGAAGCACAATGAAACGTTGAAAACCAATATCTTTACCGTCTGCTTCTTTATAGCTTACCTCTCCACACTCTCCTATTTGATTGCGGAACTTAGCTGAATCAGGATTGGGAATGAATTCTTTTGTAGCTTCTTTTGCAAATTCAAGCTGTTCCTTTTTGCTTGTTTCTAAATCAAGATGCTGACCACTAGATTCCTTGTGTCCACACCCAGCTAAAATCATAATAAAAAAGAATAAGCTTAAATTTTTCATAATATCCCCACGTATTAAGGGCGACACTTTACATTAATTTTCAATCTTATCTAACATCTAGGGAGAGTGGATTTGTAAAGTTATGTTTAACTATTTTAAGTCTTTTTAAAATTCAGCTTATATAGCTAGGTGAAACTTCCACTTATCAAAAAACCGCCCCAAAGGCAGTTCTTAGCTCACTAACTTACTGACATACAAGATAAATAATAGTAGAAATAATTATTACGGCTAGGATGGAGACAAATATTTCTATTTTAGTCATAGCAGTTTTATTCTTAACGTGAACAGAATATCTTTTATAGTCCTATTAAACAACAATTGTAATAACAGAATGTTACATAATCATCAAGTATTAAAAAACCACTCCGGGGTAGCTTTACTGAACTGATTAGCTTACTCGAAAAGATCGTCGATAATTTGTAAATCTGAAATAGTTTTTATTCCTATTCTCAACTTTAGATGATCTACATAACTCTTAAAGTCGTTATCTCTGGTTAAAATGAAATTTGATTTATTAGCTATTGCAATGCCAAGAATCTGAAGATCTACTTTAACCTTTTGCTTAGGTATTTCTAATTTATCTTTATAATAATCTTCAGCCATGTCAGCAGTGATATAGGCTGCTTTTTCATCGAAACTAACAACTGAGGCAATTCTTTTTTTATTTTGAATAAATTGGAATCTTTCAGCGCTATCTCGAGACAAGAATTCAGACATTGCAGGAGCTGGAATTATTACTTGTTGCACATTATTTGCTTTGCAAAACTGAATAAAACCTTTATCGAAAGCATTATCATCAAAAAAAGCTACTAATATATTGGCATCAATAGTAATTATCATGGCAAGCGTTCATCTTCCAGTGTCTTGTACGGATCATCCAAATCTTGCCAGCCACTCCTGCCAAACCCAACAAAGTCAGAAATCCATTTTTCAATCGAATCTTCTTCTAGGGCCTCATAGCTGTTTAACTTGAAATCCTCTAGATAAAGCTCATAAGCTTCACCGTAGCTGTATGTAGCAACACCAGAGAAGTCAATTAGCGTATTTGTTCCTAAATATGTTTTAAGTATGTTTACATCATCTAATGCAATTTTAGCGCTTATTTTAAATCCGTTTATAAAAGTAATACCAACAGAGTGGCTTTCTGAACTGGTATTAATTCGGTTTACTCTGCCTCTAAGGGTATCATTTTGTTTAAATTTTTTAGGTTTAATCACATTTCCTATAGATCGTAATACTTTCATCTGCTTTGGGCTTTCGCCTTCGCGATGTACGCCGATTTGCGCATTACCCCAATCTAGATGCTTACTTAAGTATTGATCCAGATCCCCACCGTCTGAGTGTAGAACTTGATCTATAGCGACTTTATATTCTTCAGAATCTAATGGTGGACTGCCAACATAAATAGACCCTTCCTGTAGATAACCGAAATTATCCTTAGATCCTTTTAGTAAATTGGCAAACTGTTTGAATAGTTCAGCCATTTCGCCAAACTTAAGATCAGAAGGTTTTTTATCCGGCAAACGGAGTGCAATGACATGTTTATCTGACATAACTACCTCCTTTAAAGTTGCCTATAAAAATTATCACTAATGCTATATTAGCATTTGCTGTAATTTAACATCTTTGCATTTTTGTTCAATAGATTAGACAAAATATATGACACAGAATGTCGTTAAAAAAGAAACCAACTCACGCTGATTTCTTACTCATCTTCTTATACGCCTCATCAATAAACCGATTATCCAGATCAAAGATGACCGCATTAAAAATGTAACGCTCCACCGGCAACTCATACTGCTCACAATAGGCATTTAAGTCGGCAATGCTTAGGGCTAATGGAGTGCCTTGCTCATATCGACGTGACCGAGAAATTGTATTGTAAGCTTCGATTAGCGCATTGGCTGTATATGAGTATGCGGGTGGGTCGGGTAATTCATGCCCCTGCTTTTCACGCAGCCTTATTTGGTGTTCACTGAGTCCTGCGTACTGGTTGAGGTATCGGTAGAGTTCTCGGACTTTCCCAGCACTTCATCTCGATAGCTGTTTGCTTCAGTTTGAATCTGGTCAGCTTGTGCTTTTACAAAAGCCCAGATTGCCACGCCAATATCACCCATATTGAAAAGCTTGGTTGCGTTCTCTGGTGAGCATTCTGGTTCAATTTCCTTGTCATTCTCAACAAACACTACGCCCTTCCAGTCAGCCACCAGGTGACATGCAGCAGCTTCAAGTAATAGCTCATGATAAAGCTTGTCATCACTACCGGCAGTCGCCACATCATAGCCTTTCGATGACAACTGATTCTGTGCACGCTCAACTGCTACCCGGTAGGCTTTGTAATCAGAGCCACGAATCTTGAACTCTGCCAGTACATTCCCCTCACCGTCTTTATATTCTTTCCAGAGTGCGACATCTTTGCTTTTTTGAATTGCTACTTTTAAAGCCATGTTTGATCTTCCAAAAGAAAACCGCCCGAAGGCGGCTATTGTTATGCGACTGAACGTGTAATGGTTGGAGCTACTTTGACCTGCTTAAACTCTAAAGCCAACGTGTGGTCATCGGTAGCATTGGTATCCGACATACCATCATTATCCAGTTCCAATTTAGGAAAATGGAATCCATAAGCATTGCCTTGGGTATCCTCAATGCCAATTTCAGAAGTCATGGTTTCGCGTGATTCAACATAAGGAATCCAGGCTTTGGATTGTTCAGTTAAGACCACTGTGGCGCTAAGTCCAATATTCACTTTGCCTTCTGTATAGCGGTTTGGAATGATGCTCTGGTTGCCCAGACATGGGCGAGCTGTCAGGTTGTTGTTGATTGTGATGGTAAATGACTCAGCACACGCAGTACCTACCGTACTCACACCATTAATTTTGAATGTATTCACGTTAATGGATGACATGAAAGGCGTATCAGGTGCAGCAAGTGGTGCAGTTACCGGACTAACATCTGGGTTTGCATAGCTTGTAGCGCTGATTGTTGCAGATCCTGTGATTTTGCCTTCAGTGTCACCTTGAATGGTTAATTCGCCAATTCGGGCACCTGAGAATACTTGGATAAAGCTCAACTTTTTGTCATGCTTCACAATAGTAAAGGTGGCTAATTCAGGGCCACCAATTTCAAGAGTGGCTACGCCGGTTAAAGCATCCTCTACAAACACATTACCAGCCGCACCTTCAAATAGAATATCTTGACTTAAAGCCGATAGTTCATATTCTATTGTGCCAGTTGCTTCACCAGAAGTAGCAATCGAACCCTGATCAAAACGAGAATCTACAATTTCATCAGATTCGGTAAGTGAAACGGTTTTCTTTAACGAGTCAGAGTTTCGACGCAAAGTATGCCAGACAGGCACTGCGGGCAAAACATTAGGTGACTCTTCTTTTGCAATGTAGATAACTACATCAGTGCCTTTGGATGACATAGTGTGCTCCTTAATTTTAGGCATAAAAAAACCACCTTTCGGTGGCGATAAAATTTAGATATAAAAAAGCACCCGATGGTGCTAATTTATTAAGGCTTGTAATTAATTATCTTGTGCTTGATATCAATAGAGTTTATGCCTCTATGCTCAACTATCTGCTCAAATTCGTAATCTCTTAAGCCATAGACTTTAAAAATTTTTTCTGCAAGAAGTGGATTGTTTTTTTTGAGTTCATTCCATTCAGGTAGATATAGTTTTTTATCATATTCTAAATAGTTCTCAACTTCTTCAATCAGCTCTTCATCATAATTATCCATATCAGTTCACTCTGTAAGACACATTCACATTATACTGATAAAAGCTCATGGTTGAAGGGTCGCCGATTGCTGACGAATGTCCAGCATCTAAAATATCAGCCTGAAGCATCTCCAAATCACCCGCCTTATAAAACTGCATATGTTCAGCCCATTTATCAGCAAGTTTAGATAAATCCAAAGTGCCGGAATGAAGTGGCGCGAATAACTGGATAAAAACGATACCCGGTGTGCGTGTACAAGGCTGGTCACCAATACCAGAAATAAATGTACCGGCATTTTTCACTGTGACTTTTGCCCAGATTTCCCCTGCAGGCGGCTCGTATGGTTTGCCGCCAACCTGAGGATTATTTGCCAATTGAATATTCGCCTTAGGCATTCCAGTGAATGTACCAACACGAGCAAGAATTGCTTGTAAGGCTTGGGTATTGGTCATCATTTGTATTTCTCACTGATGTATCTAAAGGTGAGCGCATACACCCCCCTGGGTGCCTGCTGACTATGTCCATTTTCTAAAGCTAGGCCATACGGGCTATTGGTCTGGATATATATAAGGCCACCTATTTTTGCTGTAGATGCAACTTGCAATCCTTCTTGAAGCGTTTCATTGCCTGATAGGTCATAGCCTTTTTCGTAAGTGTTTTGAGGTGAATCAAGCGTTACTTTGTGCGATGCCCGAAACTCACCATCTTGCACTGGTGAACGCACAACGACCTGTTGCAGCGTTTCGCCTACGATCTTTTTAAGATGATCATCTGCGGTTTTAAGCACATCAATCGCAAAATTACTCGGTTTGTTTTTCCAAGCCATCAGTCTCACTCTCCTGAAACATTGCAAAAAGATCCTGAGCAATACGCTGTATTGAATAGGCTTCAAATTCAGAACTTGGCTCTTTTTCGCCCATCAACTTTCTAATTCGCTGCCAAATATGCACCGCCTCATGTAATAAAAGCCCATGAATCTCAATCATGGTTCTTTCACTGCAATCACCCAACTGAACAATGCAATGTTTTCCGCCATCGTAATAATCCACTTGCGCAGGACAGCCAAGAGACAGGAATTCATCTGAATCATTCATGTCATCAAACAGAAGATCCATATGCATCTGATTTCGGGCCAATGTGTATTTTGAATGCTCAAAGGGCGAGATATACCATTCAGGCACATAGTTGTTACTTATCATAAATTTTACCCATTAAAAAACCCACCGAAGTGGGTGTTTTGATTTCTGCATTTCTAGATTTTGTATGGTTTAGCTAGATCTTTAAGTCGAATTAAATGCTCATTGAAACCATTTAAATATTCTTCAGCCTTTGGCAGAAATTCCCTTTCGGATCGCTCATAAAATCTTAAAGCCCAGTCTATATCTTCTTGGCTAGTTGGACTGGTGTGACAATTATCTAAATTTTCGGAAGAATTAAATAACTGCCCCAGACTATCTAACATTTCAATTTGGTTTTGACAAAACGCTGTGGCTGCATTTAAAAATGCTTCATCATCGAAAAAATCTCTAGATTTTTCCAAAATACCCAACTCTATAACTAATTCCTGCTTAAAATTGATAATGTTGCTGGAAAATAGATCAATCATTTCAGGTCCATTTTCTTGAAATTCCTGATTAACCATATTAATCACACTTCTTACTTCGTTCGATTTTGTATCAATTCGCTGTAGAGTGCTAAATACCAATTCTTCATTACGCTTATCGCCATGCTCTCGCCGCCAATCAGTAAACAAAACAAATGCGGCAACAGGAGCAAGAAAAGCAGCTGTTAATGTTAGTGTGTCTTTCAGAAGCTCATAGGTTTTTGACGGATCAAATTTAGGCCCGTCGCTTTTTAAATATGCACCAATTGTAAAATATACAACCGATAAAATTAAAGCCCACATCCAAACAAGTTTTATTTCTTCTTCTAAGCTCTTTTTAGTCATAAATCCCCCTTAATTTAGAGGGATATTACTAGACTTTTCTCAACTGACAAGTCCAAATACTTTCAGTCGGATCCGCTCCAATATTCACCACCTTAAAACCACCCCTACCGGTAATCCAAACATCACCAATCTGTGGAATGCCTGTGACTTCATTCTGCAGAACGATAGCCTTGGAGTCTGTCACCTGATAATCAGTCGGTTTGACCATATCCTTCTGGTACGAGCCAAATAGAACGCCACGCCCTGAATATGATTCATCGCCTACAACCGGATAAGTCTGCGTTTCAAAATCAAACTCACCCGAGTAAATCAGCTTTGTGCAGGTGAATGAGTCGACTGCATCGGCTAGATCATCATTGAATGCAGTTGCAAGCTCTTCTTGGAGTTCGTCTCTCATACCCATAGCTAAATCCTTTTAAGAAACTGTACTGAAGATCGCTTGGTATATGGCTTGATCAGATCAAGGATGTATTGTTCATAAGTGTTTAGGTCTTCCGATCCTGCCGCAAAGGTTTTGGAAACACTGGTTCCAGATTGAGCCGATACTGTCTTACTCACGACAGTGGCAGCCCTACCTTGATAAAGCTTACCCGCCAGAATCCCCTTAATAATCTCGTAGGAGGCTAACTTAAGCGGCTTTGGCACCTGACTAGGTTCAAGATACTCTTTTACGTTACGCGAGCGTAAATACGCATCTACCTGGGAGAGTAAACGAGCCTTGTCACTAGCGCTTTGACCAGCAAATTCAGGCACGTTTTCCAGCACTTCTGTTTCAGTGACAAAGCTCATTGGTTTACTCCTTTGGTTTATCCGCTTCTTTTGCTTCTTCAGCGGCTTTCGCGGCTTTGGCTTCTGCAGCAGTAGGCTTTTTGGCCTTAGCTTCCAGTTCTTTAACTTTAGCCTTTAATCCATCATTTTCAGATGTCAGCTTTTTAATCGCTTCACGCTCTTTATCAAGCTGCTCAGTAAGATCAGTATTTTCAGCTACTACCTTTTCATATTCTGCTTTTGCTTCATCAAGGCTAGCCTGAAGCTCAGGAGTGATGCCTACATTCAGTGAAACTGTTTGACTTTTAGGTTGATTGTCGAGAAATGCATAGGCTTTGTCGACCAGATCAGCGTCTGGAAAATCTTCATCCACTTCAACTGAAGTGGCACCACCGATTACACCTAAGAATGAGCTTCGATAGCAGACATTAGGATCAGGATGCTTGGGAATGTTTTCTGTATAAACTACTTTCATCTTTATGCTCCAAAACAAAGGCGACCGAAGTCGCCATGTTCATTAAGGTGTTGCTGTACCAGAGATAACAGCGGCAAATGGAACCTGCTTACGATCAAATACACGCTCCCAGTTTGCAGCGCTTGCATACTGAGCAATAGTCGGAGAGGTATTTGGATTGGTATTTCCTTTCCAAGAGAAACCTGCAGGTTGTAGTAGGTACGTTTTACGCTCCCAGAGGATTTCGGCACCACCACCATTACCGCCTGATGGCTTACGTTCAAGCTCAACAGGAACTTTAGGTGTACCTTCACCGTAACCGAATGCGCCGGCACCAAAGATCAGAGATAGGTACTGGCCATTGCCGTAAGTCAAGCCATCATCCATAAAGATCGGCTTACCTAGGTAAGTGGCCAAGATAATGCGTCCTTCGGAGTCCCGCAGGTATTCAATAAGATCTTGTTTCACCATCTGGTTCATCACGACCGAGTGAACACCCATTGCTGAGAACTGATCGGCTGTATCACCTGCAGTGAATGCTGCATCCTGGAATGCACCAGCTGAGATGGTGGCACCCGCATCAATGACCATGTCACCACCGTCATTTGTGATATTGGATGCAATCACACCTCGGGCAGAGCCAAGTAAGTAACGCTGCCATTGACGCTCCCAGTATTTACCGAAACGGTTGCGGATGTGCTGCATTGGCTCTGAATTGGCCAGTTCAGCTGTTAAATCTGCTACGCCATATCCTTTGTTCAGATACAGGGTACGGGCTTGCATTGAACCTTGAGCTGCTTTACCAACTTCACCCATATCGTCTGGATCATCATTGGACAGGTTAGGTGCTTCGTCTGCATCTAGATCTTGCCAGTATGCAATCGTAGAAGAGCCTTGGCCGTTATTGGCAATCGCATCCAATGCTTCGTTTTTAACAACGATGCCAGATTGGTAGACTGCCGTTTTTTCAGGGGAATTAACTGGATCAAGTGTCTGGTAATAATCCCCAACAAAGATATCCGTTAATTGTGTAGTGGTGCTTGGCATATTTTATGCCTCCTTAGTTTTGACTAATTGCTGAAATGCATTTGGATTTTCACGAGCTAAAGTGGCTCGCTCTGCTTCTGTATAGTCAGACCATTTTTTGTTTGGAGTACCCGAACCAGGTGCACCAGAACCATTCGCTTTAGGCCAGAAATAAGCTTTCTTCTCACGTAAGCCTTCAACCCATTCTTTTGGTGATAATGGATTGGTGCCGTCTTTCCCAATAATCACTTCCCCATTTGCATCGATAGCCACTGCCTTGCCGTTTTCATCTAGAGAGAATTGGGATTGAGCCAAGAAGGCAATATCTGCTGTAGCCTCACTTAAGGCCCCTAGCTCCACTGCTGCTTGTACAATTTGACCCTGGACCACGGACTGCTTGAACTTGTTCGCATAAGCCTCGGCTTTGTCTGCACGCTGCTTTTCAGTCGAAATTAAGCGCTCATGTTCCTGTCGCATCTTTTCGGTACGTTTCTGGATGACTTCGTTTACTTTGCCGTCTGCGATTAGTCTGGCATCTTCGTCTTGGTCAAGTTGAGCAAAAACCTTCTTAACAATTTCAGGGTCAATACCCTCAAATTGTTTTTGAAAATCTTGAAGTTCTCGTTTTGCATTCTTAGCAGCATCACGCTCACTCTGGAGTGCTGATTTCAAACCTTTTGGATCTTCGTAACCTTCTAGGTCAAGGCGAAACTTCCCGTTTTCCTCAACATATAAAGCGCGGTGCTCTTCTTTAATGGCATCAAGCGAATCAACAATAAATGGTAATGACATATTCAAACCTCTCGTTTGATTGGGGGTAAAGCCTTATCTCAAGGCATAAAAAAAGACCCGTTTGGGTCTAGGTTTGGATTTGGTTGTTTAAAACTGCTTATCTAGCTGAGCCTGATACAGCTTTTCTCTCAGCAAATAACCTTCAAGCTCCCAGATTTTTTCACGGGCATTTTGACGGGCAATCTTATTACCGATTTCTTGATTGAAATTTTCTTTGCTTACACATGCCGACTTACCGTCAAGGGTGAATCCGTTTTTCAGTGTTAATTGGCAAATAACCGTTCGACCATCAGGAAGGTTGGTATATGTTTCACCTGCAATAACACTATCAATATGATCAGGCGTTAAGCGTGGAGCATTAAGGCCTTTGTCTTGAATTTCTTGTTCGATCTGCTTTTCGTTTGACATTTTCTTCTCACATAAAAAAGAGCGCTTATGCGCCCTTCTGATTTAGTTTATAGATTCAAGAATAAATAACTCTTTGAACTAATTGCCCAAAGTAGCTATCAGGTTTCATTTTATTGGTGTTTGCAGGGTACTTCTTAATGTAAATATTCTTAATACCATTTTGAACTTTTAGATTTTTAAAAATACCCATACTTTCACACATGAAATAGATTCCGCCATATAAATTGGCTATGGTCACCCATTCTTCCATTTCATAATCACATTTCACGACATGCATAAGAATATCGGTTAGTTCTCTGACCTCTTCATTCTCAATCACCTCTATCATCTCAAGAATATAGCCATCAGACACCATGGTGAATCCCATGATTATCGGCTCTATTTTATCTAAATCAATATTATTGATAGGGGTAGACTTCTTGGCATCCTCGAAATGAAGCTTCAGTGCATTCAGTTGTTTGGCAACATCAAGACTGCTGACAGCTTTTTTTGTATCCTCAACGGTTGATTTGATGGCTGCGATATTTTCAAGTATATCTACCTGTCCCGCTAATTTGTCCTTAATATCTCGTAAGCTCGAAATTTCTAACAATAGTTGGTCTGCTGAGCCTTTTTGCTTAATTGATTCCCCATATGTGTAGCCTATTGCGATTACAGCTAAAATTATTGATATAAGGGTTCCAGCAAAAGAAATATATCCTAATGCCTTAACACTACCTCCATAAATATATGAGAAGTAGTAGATTATAAATTGTAGAAAAAAGGAAATAATAAAAAGGTATATCCAGTCCTTTGTTTGAACTTTTTTTAAAAACTCAGCTGATGCCACTTTTAATATCCAACTTAAATATTTTCCAAGAATATTACTTTAAATTTATATAAAAGCCAGATATCAAGTCACAATCCCAACTCCTTAAACGTCTTAGCATCCAGCACCTTTAACTCATCCAGCGTATACATAGCGCCTTGCGGATCGACAAATTTATCAATGCTGTAATTGCCTTCCTTGTAGAGCTTGTAGCGCGATTGGCCGAGCCATTCTTTCTGGAAAAACTCATCAGTCTGGTCGAAGAACTTTTTAAACGATGTATTGGCATCTAGCTGCCCGATAATCCCCTCGCGTTGGTCTTTCGGGATATCACGCACCTTACGCTCATCCATTACAAAAGGACGCTTACCCGCAATATCACCATCAGCATCACAACCGACCAGTACAGACCGGCAGTTATAATGAAGTGGCGGTTTTGGGTAAGCCCTACTGATGTCATAGACATTGGCATCCAATGATGCGCATTGTTTAGAGGTACGACCATCCAAAGTACTGACGAATTTCACATGAGTGAATCCAAGTGCCTTCCAGGTATCGTCATATGAAATATTCGCCACATGGCTTCGTGCAGTCCTGACAGTGCGCTCAATGTCAACCTTGGTCGCATCCCAGATACCACCCACATAAACGTATTGATTGCCCACCTTAGTTCGCTTGCCACGAATACGAGTAATGATTTCCTGATTCGTCTGACCCTGATTGATACCATCACGAATTGCATATTCAACCTGCTTTCGGGCCTTATCCAGCACAAAGCCAAACATTTCATTAATGAGTTGACCACCTGCCAATGGAGTGGATTTTGCTTTTTTATATAGCTGCTCACCACCGACCGAAGCTGCTGCACCTGTCATTAACTGACTGACGTACGATGCTTCATACACCGCCATGCTGACCGCTGACTGGTGAAAGGTTTCCGGCACCTCAACTGAAATCTCTTTAAATCGATCATTCAAAAGACTTCGGATTTCTTTCAATTGATCAGTAGTGTATTGACCACTCGCCAATGCGATTTTTTCAGCCTCAGACAGGTTTTCAAGCAATTCCCTTAGCTCTGACACCATCTTATTAGACAGCCCGTAAAATCGGCTTAAAGCCTCATTTACAGCTTGGGTTGATGCTCGATAGCTGTAGGCAGAGTGTTGACTTAAAGCATTAAGTATTGCTTGTTGTGCTATTTGGTCGTTCATGATTTACGCCCATTAAAAAAGCCCCTTAAAGAGGCTTGTTTTTAACTTTTCAGAAGCCTTTTGTAGGCTCCAATCACACCCTGAGGAATGTCCAGCCATTCACTTTTCGTCTCCCCCAGACACTTTGCACTTGGGTTTGTATTTACCTTTTGATTAGCCGTAAAAATAAATTTACGAATTCTTACCAACTTTTCCGGGTAAAGGAGGCTGTCATATTTTTGAATTGCTTTGTCCAGGTCTGATTTATCAAAAAGTTGATACCCATAACCATCATCAATCGTGACAATAACTTTCATGTTAAAAATATCTGGATAAACTTCCGTTAAGTCGATTGAGTTTTTCAGTCGGGGGATCTCTTTTATTATCTTTTCAAGAGTTTCTTGATCTGCGCAAAGAATCTTTGGATCCGACCGGTACTTATCTTTATATTCACCAACTCTTTTATATATTTCTTCTAGCATATTACACCTCTGCAATACCTGAAATCGAAGGCGGAAAGCATTCAGGTTAAATGCCTTTCGGGAGCGACCCTATCCGCCTAATAATTATACATTATCTACTTTAGGAATGTTGGTAAAAGTACCTGCATTCTCTTGCTCGACTCGTTCCATCTCATCCTTATACTCATGCTCTGGCAAATTACCTGTCGCAATGTATTCCCAATAAGTCTGGAATGAGTTTTTACCAGCAATCGCACCTTCATATAGCTGTTTAGCTAACTCTATGTCATATGCGGTAGAGCTGAATTCCGGCTTAACACTGAATGTATATTTTAATGGGTCCAGCTTTAGCCACTGGGCTGCATACTTGATTGCCTGCTCGATTGCTTCAGCTGCACACATGACAATGCTATGTAAGCTTGCATGCTGATCATCCTGTCTAGCTCGACGCGCTTCACCTGACTCTTGCGTATTGGTATCGATAACTTTGGCACCTGCTTCTAAAGCTGCATTTTTCTGTGCATCCATTTCGGATTTGGTTTTATCAATACCAACACCTTGAATCTCTAAGTATCCGCATTTCGCTTCTTTAGGAAGAAGCCAAGCCGCCATTACACCAGTTACAGAAATATCATCGTCATCATCCAAGCCACTAATCCATGGTTGTGGATGAGCTGTGTGATGCAAAGACTGGAAGTAATCTGCCGATAACTGGTAATACTTTAACGCTGCCTTTGCCATAGTAAGCAGCGGCACAGTCCCTACACTTGGTGCATTGTCTGTTGTACCACAGAATACAAAAGGTGTGAAACTTAAACTGTTACTACCTAGTGTTGGTGTCTTATCCTGCTCGGTGCTGCCGTCAAATAGTCGAACATTTAGAGAGCCGTCTTTTAAGCCTAAAACCCGGTGAACAGTTTTGGTGCTATGGCTAAATTCATCTTCACTATTCTCGAATTGTTCCTCGAGCACCACCAGATTTAAATCCCGACGCCCACCAACATTGTTTTCCTTCCAGTTAATAATGGATAGAGCGTTATAAAGCGCAAAATATGGCTTCCCGTCACCATCCACATCAACTAAAAGACCACAACGACCATATTCGAGTAGCTCTAGAACGACCCGGATAAATAGCTGTTTTAAGCCAAATCCATCATTGGTGGCGTTTTCGCTTAGCCCAGCCATTAGATTACCAGGCAAATTGATTTCAGGATTCAGTTTAGATACCAGCCCAATCATTGTCCGTAGTGAATCTTGCACCCATAAAGGATATTGCGCCCGGGAGACATAACCTTTATAGATCTCACCAGTTAGATCGCCTTGCTTTTCAGCTTCAACCATCCCTGCTGATTTTGATAGATATTGGGTCGTTGCCAACTTAATAGCTTCTTCACCGGCTACAGCATCCTGCATTATTTGCCAGCTTTTCTTTGCAGCAATATACTGCGGATGTTGATCTGTAACAGCCATAAATACACCAATAAAAAAGCACCTCGAAAGGTGCAAAATATTTAAGCCATGCCGCGGATTCTTCGAACCCCTATAGCCTTTTTATTAATCGGGAATAGATAAGCAACTGGATATGTGCCAGCATCATTCATGTGATCAAAGCCTGCCTTTTTATCTGGTTGGCCGTTCTCGTCATAAATCTGACGTTCCTGGCATTTTGCAAAGTGTGGACACTTAGTAGCATTCACAAATAAGCGTCTTTCACCCAATGTATTGCAGAGCAATGAGTTCATAGAGTTAATACGATCTTTTACAGCCGGGTTGGATGCATTCACATACACCTTGAAGCCTGCTTTTTTCAGCATCGCAATATCGGTTTCACTCGCATTGTTTGATTTACGGTTATCACCCGAAGCATCTGGGTAGACACCAATTGAATGCTTTGGATACCGCTCTTTAATCGCCTCAATCATTGCAGGCGTATCAAACAGATTCACAAACTCATCTACTGCATGCATGGTGTCACCACGACGCACATAAACCACAGCGGCCATTTTGGTAACGTTAAAGTCCATGCCGATATGAAGCGTGTCACCATCCTGAACCATTTCACCTGAGCTATTGAGTACCCGGTTAAAGCAGTAATAAATAACGCCCTGATAACTTTCAAAACTGGCTTCATATTCTTGACTGAATGTCTTTGGATCCATCTTGCGCTTGGCAACAATGATTTCCGATTCAGGAATATTCCCGCCTTGAAGTGAAGTGTAAGAAAAGCTGCGGCAGTCAGGTTCATGTCCAGGCTGACCATCCATGAAAGTGTCATAGCAATGGTTAAAACCTTTAGGTGTACCAATCCTTAGAACATGACCACCGACACGCTGTTCACCACTCACGATGTACTTACATGTTGAAAGCATTGGACGCAGGACTTCTTCCCATGCAGCCCATTTACAGTCCGCCCATTCATCAATGATCAGGAAAAATAAACCAGATCCACGCAGGTCATCATAGTTATCCAGACCAACTACACGCATGACATGACCACTTTTTAAAGTGATCGTGCATTCAGTTTCGTTTGGCTTGCCTGCACGCCACGATGGTGGAATTGCTTGTTTTAATCGTTTCCAGAAAACACGCTTAGCCTGCTTGAATGTAGGCGCTGCATACCAGATCTCATCTTCAACCGACACATTCCATTTAGCTGCCAGTCGTGCAGCTCGACGCATCTCAGCCTTGGCCAAGAATGTCTTGCCAAAACGTCGACCACATACAGCATCACGAAAACGCGCTTCTTTCTGCCAGCCCCATAAGTAGATATTGGCCTGCTTTGGTGTAAGTTGGACCGCACCTTCTGGTGGTTCAAAGAATTGGCTCATTTGGAATTTCCTCATCAGGGTTCAGGCTGATTTTGTAATCTTCCTCAGGAGGTCGAGTTGCAGGGGGTCTTACTTCTTTCTGAAGTTTCTCAAGCTCTAAACGCTTAATATCAATTTCAATCTGTTCTTTTTCAGATAAGCCACTTGGACCAGCACTTTTACCTGATTGAAGCAATCCTTGCGCCTGTTTAAGCACGTTCTGCCGCATGACTTTGTTCTTTCCCCAATCGTCATACATTTTTTGGAGTTCTTTAAAGTGAAAGGCCTTGTTAGCAATCGGAATGTCTTCAATGTTTTCTTTAAAATCCTTTCGAGTTCGCTCAAAAAGGTCTTTTAATTTCTTGCTTAGGTTTCTACCTGTGTACTTTGTTGGGTCATATCCCTCACACTGCCTACGATCAACCTCTATGCCAAATCTTTGTTGGACAGCATCAGCTACCTGTTGAGGGGTTTCAAAGCAAGCAAGAGACTGAACTATAAAGATTTTCACAGGCTCTTTAAGTGCCGCCATACCTACCCCTTTGTCATGCTACGTCCAACAAGATAGTCAAAAAAACTAAGCCAACTTCAATAAACACGTACCGCATGCATGAGCAATATTAGCCCGAGATATAGTTGGACCATCATTTGCAAGCTCTACCATTTTTTGGACATCTGGTGATGCACCGTAACGCTGGACGACACCGTGGAATTCTTCAACGTCGTGACTTCTCATCGTTAGTGATGCCCGACCAAGTGAATCGAACATTGGGCCGTTCTGACCTTCTTTCTGCGCCAAGTGATAAAGCTCATGTTCAATTAAAGCCATGAACTCAGAATCACTGCACTCAGCACAGTAATGAGCATCAAGCGTGATTAATGCTTTCGGCAGAAAACCAAACCATTTAATCATCTGAGCTTCTTGCCGATACTTCTGCCATCCACTCACTTTGAATTGAATCAACTCAGCCTGACCTAAAACACGACGACCACGTTTTACAAATGCAGAATCACACCAAAGGAAAGCCACACCATCATGTTCAATTAAGTGCGCATGATCCTCATTGAATAGCTCACTATTCTCATTCAGGATGCAGAAGTGAAGCCACTCATAAATCTCTTGTGCTGGCGCAAATAAAGATTCTTCACACCACTCATGCTCAAGAATTTCTTTTGGCGGATATGGTCTTTTCATAATCTTCAGCCATTAAAAAACCTCCCGGAGGAGGTTTATTTTCAATTCAGTAGTTAATTTATTTCGGATACATGAGAGCTAATAACTTTCCAACCTATCCCTTTTTGATTTTCTACCAAAATAGAATCTTGCAATGAAGGCCCTGCATTTGAATCATCCTCTGCAAACTTCCCAGATGTAATTTTAAATAAGTTTGCACCAAGCTGCTTAAATTCACTGATGAAGCGGTAGTTAATATGTTTATCCACATCTTCACCGAACGGATACTCACCTGTTACCACATACGGTCCATTTTCAGTCCATTTGTTAACTTTTGTGAGTTGCACATAATGAGTACCCGTACCACCTGCACAGTGCTGATCGCCTGACCAAAGAACATAAAATTCATTATGGAGGTCATCTTTTACACCGTTTTCAATAATGTAAACATCTTTGGTGCTTGTTTGAATTTTTCCATCCTCATCTCTTTCAAATGAAGTTCCACACGCAATCGCATTTGCATAGTTCTTCACAACTGCTAATGCTTGATTTTTTTCAACCAATTCAGAGGCAGCTTGTACCTGAAAAGAAAGTAATAATCCTGCCAATAAAACCTTGAATTTCATAGCTCCCCACTATGTTGTTATTTTGCAGGATACCTATATCAGATTAGCCCTCATAACACCACTTCAAATCATCCGGCACAGTCAAATGCACATGCAACTGAGTCACAGCAAAGTCATGCACATAATTTAAATACTCGGTCATTTGCTTAATGCTTAACTTGGTTGTACTGCAAAGCCTGATTACCTGCTCTGCAATCACTCTGTATTCTTCACACTCATTCTGCTTAAGCATTGCAATCGCATTACAGGTCTCAGCAAACTCTTGATCATCACGACGATAGATATAAATCAGGAATTTCTTCTTGAACTCGTAATGCAGTGAGTCTTTATCCTGACCAGTTTTTCTTTCAATCTGGCCAAGCCACATCCAATACAAGCGATTCTGCGCTGTGGATCTATCATCCTGCTTCTGATCAATCACCACCCTTAACGGCTTACCCTCATTAATCGCCTGAGTGTAATTGGTATGCATGTAGTTAATGGCTTTGGTGATGTCGGCATGACTCTGGATAGGAAACACGGCTTTTTGCATTTCCTACTCCTCTTTGACAAACTCCACTGGGTCATTAGGGTTCTTTGCATTCCAGTGCTCTTGAACAATAAGACAAAAACCTTTGATCCTTCTTGTAAGCAGTTCTGAGGTTGGTTCGCATCTATTTACAAATAAATCCACCAAGTCAGCCTCATATAAGGATGTGGCTTTTTCTTTATCCGTAAAAATCAAATTACCCTTTACAGAGCCGCCCTTTTGGATTGTCTTGTAATAAACACCATCTGTTCTAGGATTTAATGCAATAAGAAGTGATCTGCGCACTATCAGCAATCGATCTTTTAGTTTCATTAAAACACCTCTCTATCTTCCATCACCAACATCCGCTCAACTCTCACCAACCACTGATCAAACATTGCTTCACTCTCTACCCGATTGCCAAGCTGGAATGTATCGAACTGGAAATGACAGGAATGGCATAGCGGTACTGTGAACTGATCACTGGCTTTAATTGATCTACCCTTACCATGCTTAGCACTATTTGAATGAGCAGCCTGACTATTGGGATTACCACACCTCACGCAAGGTAGTGTGCGTATTGCCGCGAGTCTTTTGTGGTTGCGCTTCATAGAGATTGATTCTGATGTTTCTTGCCCGCTCTCGGTGGCGTTTAAGCTTTTCATCAACATTCACCATCTCTTTAGCAGTCATCATGCTGCGTGACAGGCTGAGTAAAATATCAATCTGGTCGCAATGTTCTTTTAATTCCCTTTGTGCAGATACTATGTCCATATTCACCGACCTTGACGCTTATACTTGCGTCGCTTTGCCTGACTTACACGATTAGGCTTTGATTTATGTTTTGCTGGCTGAGTCAAACGCATAGCCCGCGATAATGCACCCAAACTATCGGTAGCTCGATGCATCCCATCACCAACCACCATCATCCCCATGGATGCTAAAGCCATTCCTAAACTCATTCGACTCATTCGCATATTCACCACCAATAAGAAAAGAAAAACCCCTCAACATCTAGAATGCGAGGGGCTTTGATTGCCGTAATACGATCGGCTATTTAAGATTTCGATTAGAGCGCATTATTTATGTATAATTTACGTTAATAATAACTTAACAATTATGTTAATTTGATCGCCCCTTATTCTCCGAATGCCTACCCCATCATGAAAATATCTTTTCTTTATTCCGTATTAGGCATTTTTATTTGTGTATCTGTTGCTTGTTTAGTATTAGCAACAATTTCACATGACATATTCTTTTTAGAAATTTTGGGGCTTCTTGCCTTGTCAGCAGTTTTAGTGGGTTTAGAAATCAAGGATAAGAAATACGATCCTTTTAATTTGTAATAAAACACAGGCGATATATTCTTATTCAGACCCCATTTTTTAATGGGGTTTTTGCTATTCAACTTCTTTCAAACAATCCCGACACACTTTGATTTCTTCATTATCAATCGTGTAATCGATCTCAGTCGCACCATGTAGGCCGAATAAGCAGAATATGAATTGGAGCATACTTTTCTCCAGACAAAAAAATACCTCCTTTATAGGGAAAGGAGGCAGAAACTTAATAGAAACTACAGCCATAGAATCTGGCCCGAATTATATACATAATAATATTATATACAAGGCTTATTAAAATCTTGGTAAGACAGCCCTCTTCGCGGGGCCAGACGCTACTCACAATCACACACACCTAACATGCACGGTCTGCTTTACTTGCTTTCAATCCTCTTTAGGTCGGGGCGCTACTCCCTAGTCTGGATTCCCGAAGGAAGTTTACTCGATGGCATGTTCCACTGGTCAGCACTCCAGTAGGCTTAGGTCGCCTTTTTACAGACAATAAAAAGCCCACTTACTCGTCAAAATAAGTGGGCCAGTGCTGTAGTCACTTTCTTCGTATTACGTCTTCTTCTTATCGCAAAGAAAATATAACACCAAGGCTTCGATCAGAAAGTATAGAGAATATTAAGAAACTGTTGTCAAATGTTTAACTTAAGTTAATTTTCTTTTCAGGTAATAAATTCTAAGCATTAAAAAAGCCCACCTTTCGATGAGCTTCTTTATAGTAACACTTCTAACGGCAGGAGCCATTCAAGACAGGCTTGATACGCTGACCTACATCGGCAGTTACCGCCTTAAATATAATTTATCACATCTATTAGTACAAAAAAAGCCCACCATTTGGCGAGCTTTGATGTATGTAAAATCTGGGTGGCGGCATTAATTTAAAAACCACTAGAAATTAATGAAACCGCCATAATGCAAAAAGCCCACCTTTCGATGAGCTTTAATCGCTAGTGTACCTGACTACTCAAGCGCACTATACACTAAATATAGAGATATATTGTCGACAAAGCAAGAGGTTAATCAGTTAAAAAGCTGCCTATCTTAAATCGAGTGGCAAGGCGCAAAATCCCCATCATTTTATCTCGCTTCACCGCATACATTGTCATATCGAATTTTGTTGAAATATCTTCTTCCGAATAACCACTCACATAGTAGAGGACTGCAACATCAATCCACCGGCAAACCTTGGCTCCTTCTGTTTTATTCACATGGTAAAGCATGTCTTCAATAGCCATGGCTTGATGCACGTCAATATTGCATCGCGGCAACGCTCTGCGTCGACGATCAGTAGCCACACCAGTCACCGAATCCATCAGGCTTGCAAGTATATTTCTAGAGCTTGCAAAATCAGGCTTACTATCAAGTAGAAGATAGGCCCCATATTGCTCAAGCCACTGTTCAATTTTTCGGTCTTCCCAATTAATAGCTACCGAAAAATGTTTTCTTGCTTTTAACATCGCATTCATCCCTATTCCCTCTTAAATCTCTCTAACGTCTATGCCGTGTACTGTTTTCATTAAGTGTTTCTTATTACGGAAACTTGCTAACTTTCTTGTCGCTGCTGACTTCACATCCTCAACAATCTGCACCCCATCCTTCAGGTATGTGAAATCTGCAAAATATCTCAAAGCAGGCTTTGCTCTTTTCTCACCCGCAATCTTTACTTTGGGTGCCAATTCAAATTTGACCTGACACCGTAAATCTTGAATCTCACCTCTTTGCATTTGCGCTGTAAGCTCGATATAGCGCTTGTATTCTTTTTGGCTATCAAAGGTCATTCCATCCTTTTCGATCTTTACAGCATTAAATTTGTTGCGTTTGGTGGCGGTCTTTCGACCACCGCCATACTGTTCGTGATATTCAGCGAGGGAGATTGAAGTCATTGGCACCTCGCCCTAGAACATCTGTTCTTTCTCGAGCCAGATAAACATCCACTTCTTCTAGCAAGGTGTTGTAACGCTTCTTGGATTCAACCGCTAAATTCGAAGCTTCTTCCTGAATAGCGAATGCTTTGTTTAATTCCTCTCTGCTATGAATCGGAGCATCAGGATTTTCGGTATCAAAATAATTTCGGAAATCCTCAAACCGGTTACATGCGTCTCGATGAACTTGTATCCAGTTAATAAACATCATCCCAATTTTTTCCAGATCCTGATTATTCATGCTCACCTCGCAGGGCTTCAAAATTCTCAATTTGAGCCTCGATAACATCCGCAAATTCACTATCATCAGACCACAAATCAAATTCATTTCTTATGCTGATAGTCAGCCTACTGTATTCGCCAATTCGACCCTGCAACCCCTCAACCCCCTTCTTCTTCTCGATATAACGAGCCTCCATGTTGTTGAGCTGGGCTTTTAGTTCATCAATCTCACCCTGACGAGCATTCCAGCCTTTGGTGTGCCATTCTTGAGTGAGTGCGACAAATTCATCCTTAGAGCGCTGACGTTGTGTGTTCCAACCCTGATAAGTCATCTGAACCGGCAGCACTCGATAAACATCACCATCCTTATCAAACAGCTTGTCACCATGGATGAATCGCATGTTTGTGTAGAAGTCTTGATCCTCAAACCACTTTTCAAAATCACTCATGCTCAATCACCTTCGTATTTGGGGAAACATGATTCCGAATGTCCGTGCAATGGTCGGTTTCCTCATCCGACCACTGTTTTACATTCACATCAAAAGGCTCTGATTTTTGTTCTGAGCAATAGGTGCAGATAAGTTGACGTTTGGTGTCCCCAATTTTGGAAATATTTTCCCAATCATGGTCACATTCTTTTAATTCTGTTTTCTCGATTAAGTTCATGCTGCTGCTCCCTGCTCATTACTTTCCACTTCAAGCATGGCCCACTGGATTTCTTCCCACTTCGCCAATGAAAGCCCTGTCTCCATCTTCGATATTTCCGAAATATACTGTCTTGAGCAGTCGAGCTTCTCAGCCAGCGCCATACCTCTACCGCGTCTTTCCAATAACCACTCACGCAAAGCTTTATTTAGACTTTTCATCCCTGCACTCCAAATAGCTGTTTGGTTTTGTCTGTGGCCACATACAGTCTGGCGCAACGTTTTTTAGTAAATGCCAAGTAGCCAGCCTGAACCAACGCTTTTAACTTAAGATTCAGTTGAGAGCGCGTTTTGTCGCATACATGTTCTTCAAACTCTGCTGATGTGACCTCATGTTTTGAAAATGCCACATACACTAAGATGTCTTTGATTTCCTCGAATCGCTGGATGGTTGGTATGTTCATGCAGCACCCCCAAAAATGCACAACTGCTTCGAAACTTCCTGTTTGGTGTAAAAGTTCGCTGAATTAACCGACTCAATACGTGAGCGCATTACAACTGCTCTCATTTCCTTGGTTGGCGGCATGTAGTTGCCTTTCCATGCCTGGTCAATTCCAATATTTCGAGCAATGTTGGTTGAATCAGCCGACTCAAGTGGTAATTTGCTGAAAATCGCAGGATTCAGCATTCGTAAACCATGCATTTTCACCAATGGATATCCATCCTTGTCGCACACGATCTCCATCATCTGATTCATTCGATCCCACCATTCATTTGTGCCAATTGCGGAAAATTCACCAGAAGACCCAAGTGCAATGCGGTGATAATCAGCAGCTAGGCGCTCAAGACGATCCAGGCTTTCATGCATGTGATAAACAGGCACTGCAAATTCTTTTTGAACAGGACACTCAGCAAGTAATGCATCGTTGTCCGCTTCATTGCCGTCGATCACATCTGGAATAACAATCCAGTCGCAATGCGGGTACTTCAGGCAACTCAAAGCAAAGTCATAAAACTCAGACCAATCTTGAACTGGGTTTCCTGATTTCCACGCACTGAAGGCTCCGTTATCAATCGCAAAGCTTTGACAAACCTCGATTGCCACGCCCAATTGCTGCTTATGGGCAAACGATACAAATGCATGACCTTGCTTTACGGCCTCATAAGCTGCTGTAGCAGGCGTAATTGGCAAACCGTGATAATGCTTCACACCCCACCCCCTGCGCTTTGCCCTACAACCTGCAACTGCGTGTAATATTCCGGACTTAAATCACAGAAAGTGGCCCGACCTAAATCAGTTGCCAGGCGAACCGTTCCAGTTGATCCATTACGCGCTTTACCAATGATGATTTCCGCTGTACCCGCTTCTTTTGAATCCTTGTTGTAAACCTCATCACGGTAGATAAACATGATGATGTCTGCATCTTGCTCAATAGCGCCTGACTCACGAATATCCGACATCACTGGACGCTTGTTTGGTCGCTGCTCTAAAGATCGGTTGAGCTGTGACAAAGCAATCACTGGACAACCAAAGTCCTTGGCAATCTTTTTAAGGCCCCATGAAATATCACCAATCTCTTGCACCTTGTTTCCTGTTTTCTCAGGTGGGGTCATGATCTGAAGATAATCAACAACGATGGCATTCAATCGACCACCAGTCTTTTGCTGAACCTTACGAGCTTCACGGCGAATATCAGCCAGACTTGGAGAGGCCTTGTCATTGATGAAGATCGGGCATTTTTTCAAAGTGTCGACAGCGCGATAAATACAACCTGCACCTTCCTCATCAAATACAGCCGAACGGACCTGCTTCAATGGAATCTGACCAAGGCCCGAAATCATTCGCTCCATGATCTGCTCTTTCGACATCTCCCCAGACATGAACAGCACCACTTCACCCTGATTTACAGCAAGGTCGAGCATGATGTTCTGGGCCAATGTGGTTTTACCCATCGAAGGACGTGCACCGATAATCACCAGATCGGTACGGTCAATGCGGTCCAGCTTGTTATCCAGTTCAATAAAACCCGTCTTTACCCCTGCCCTAACTTCAATGCCGGCATGAATTTTTTGATGACGATCAATGATGTCAGTCAGTACGTCCACGGCAATCGCTTCGACGCTCAGAGTTGCTTGCTGGGTCGATGTGTTATCAAGACCAGAAACCAGTGACTGCACCTTTTCAATTGCGGTTTCACCGGTGTAAGTCAGCGTATCGTTGGCAATGGTGCTGATATGCTTGCTCAGGTCTGCAATCTTTCTGCGAGTAGATAAATCTTTTAGGGTTTTGATGTGCGTAGGAATGAGCCTAGGAAGCGATATGGCGCTTGATAGCTCCATGATGTACGTTTCATCGATCTGGGTGCTTTCTGTTGGATTTGAGCGAATCTGCTCCCAAACAACGACCGCATCATGCCCTTCGCCCTTTAGGTGCTGGCGTTTGATGTAATTGAAGATGACTTGGTGACGGCTAGCATAGAAATCACTTTCTTCCAATTGCTCGATGTAGTCACCAGATCCAGCGAAGTCCATGAACGAACACAAAACGGCTTGTTCAGTAGGAATTGAAAATAACTCAGTCATTACTCATCCCCTTAAATTTCTTAGCCACACCTTTGAAAACTGGTGCTGCTGGTTGATCATGGTTTGGTGTTGACTGTGGATTTTCTAGCTGCTCGATCTCAGCATTGGTTTCAGCCCAATTCCATGCAGCCTTGAATGACTCCCAGCCACGTAGAACGATAATCTGGAATACACGTTCGTTTGAAAGCTTGGCCTCAATCGCTTGGTTGAAAATGATTTTTAGAGAACGGTCAGTGATGGTTTTACGTTTCTTGTTTTTCAGATCAATAAACTCTTGAGCTGTTTTTTCAGATACACCGTTTTCGATTAAGAATTTTTTGGCAGAGAATTTTTTAGGTTGCTCAGGTGCGGATGCGCCTAAATTAATATCTGTAGTATTCTCTGTTGTATTCTCTGTATTAGATTGCAGGTTTTGCGCATTCTTGCTTGCAGGTTTGCTGCAATCTAGTTCGCAGGTTTCCTGCAAACTAGTATGTAGGTTTCCTGCAAACTGTGAGCAATCAAGTGTTTCAGAGTATTCAACCAGTGCTTGATATAAATTTTCACGCTCAACACGGAAAAATACGCGACAAGGCACACCCATTTTTTTCTCTGAAATAAAACCTAGTTCAAGCAGCTTTTTTCGAGCGTTTTCTTGCTCTGTTCTTGTTAGACCTGTCTCTTGAGTCCATTCAGCTTGGGTCTTGTAAATCCACCCCTCTGCACTCTTAGAGCGTGAAGTCCAGTACACCAACTGGGAAAGCATTAACGCACCATTGATGCCGCACCCCAGAAAAACGTAATGCTTGTTGAAGGCAATCGGTTGTTCATTCATGGCTTCTATCAATTTGATAATTGGAATTGCCTTGTTCATGCTTCACCTCGTGCAAATACAAATAATTCATGACGGGCCTTGGCAACCAAACAAGCATTGTCCAGACTTGGGTTTTTAATGTTTGCTTTAAGTGCTTTTTCCAAAAGTTGAATTTTTTGAATAAGCATTTTTTCTCTAAAATTTCGTGTTAAACTACTCATGTTCAACTCCTGCTCGGTTTTGAATACAAAAGCCTGATCTCATCCATCAGGCTTTTTCTTTGCTTGAATCCCAGTGACTCCCTTCCAATCCCTCTCCAAAGCTGATGTCTGTAGACAGATCCCTTACTAAAGCTCCTAATCCCAAGCGCTCGAATGATTTTGCTTGTAAATTAAGTACATGCCACTCACCGACGATTTCCTTCTCTAGGAGATACGCCAGGTACTGAGCAAGGTCTTTACCCTTAATTTCGGCAAGTAGTTTTGCCCGCTCATGGATTTCAGGAGACAAGCGAACATGTGTAGATTTCTTTTCAAGACTCATAAATTCACCTATGCAACTTCTTTGCTGTGTTTGATTGGCTGCTTACCAGCAGCTAAATCTCGAATTTGGTATTCACGTGCTAATGGGATTTTGTTGTTAGGCCACTGGTAAACAGCAGAAGGTTCAATTCCTAGCAAGCCCGCTAGTTCAACGCCATTAACCCCAAGCAACTTGTATGCTTCTTGTTTGGTCATTGGTATTTACTCAATAAAGTAAGATTTCTTAGTATTTAATCAAAGAAAACTTATAAAAGCAATATGTAAGATTACTTATATGGAAAAAACAACTATTGGTCAGCGCATACGTGCGCTTAGACGTTCGAAAAAATTAACTCAAGTGCAATTAGCAAAGATTGCTGGAGTGAGTTCGCCCGCTGTAACTGAGTGGGAAAAAGATAGTTATTTGCCCAAAGCGGGATCATTAGAAGCAATGGCAAATCATTTTGGAGTAACGACTGAATACATACTGACTGGCAAAGGTGATCCTAGCGCCACGCAAAAAGAGCAGTCTAATGTGGTTCCTGTGGCACCACGCATGGCCCCTGTCTTGTCATGGGTTCAGGCAGGTACGATGACCAATGTTGAATCTGTTGACATGTCCCAGGTGGAAGAATGGCTGCCACTTCCTGAGGGGGATTGTGAGAAATGTTTTTATCTTAAGGTTCAGGGGTTAAGTAATTATCCAGAATTCCATGAAGGTGATTACATTCTTGTAGATCCGACCCTGCCATTTTGTGACATGAACTCAGGGGATATTGTTGTTGTTAGAAAGTTTGACGATGCGACTTTTAAACGCCTTGTGATTGAACCGGACGGCACTAAATACCTACAGGCGATTAATCCTGAATTTAAACCAAATATTATTCCACTTGATGAAAATTGCGAGTTTGTTGGCGAGGTAGTGGATTGTATTCGCTACGTTTATCGAGCTAAGAAGAAACCACGTAAGAATTAAGAATAAAAGCCGCTATATGCGGCTTGGGTGTTTTATAGGGGTGATAATTGAAAAAAGAAGATGAGCAAAATAAAGGGCCAATAAAGCTCGGAACTTTAACTCCTGAGCTATTAAAGAAGCTGAACGAGCAAATGGGAAATAATGAAGATGGCTTTAAAGAGCTACAGCGGTTAAATCTTGAAAGAGCCAGGCAACTTGAAGAACTGGCAAAACAAAGCAAAGGGCCACAAGCTGATGAACATTGGCGACCAGCACCACAAGCTATGCAAGATCCACTTTACAACACAAAAATAGAGCATGCTCATTCGGTTAAGCCTATTAAACCAGTAGACTTTAACTTTCTAAAACTAACAATAAGCCAAATTAAAGAGCTACCCACAGAGGAGTTGCATAAGTTTTTGAGTGGTGAAAGTCACAGTGGAGCAATTCATGAATCCACCATTCAGCTCATTAGCAATGAAATTCTAAGCAGGCAAATAAAAGAGGCTAGCAAGCCACACTGGACGGTCACGCCCACTTTTATTGTTGGCTGTATTGCGGCTGTTCTAGCTGCTACATCAATTCTAGTTACTATCTATTTTTCAGTATTTTATAAGGCAGAAGATAATAATAAACATGCAGATCAAAGTTACACTGTTGAAAAAAATACTAGCCCAAAGTAGGCGCTTAACAACTAAAGATTCATTTTTATTCATAACAATTACCTTGCCGCATACCCGAGCGGCTCTTGGATCGGGTGGAGAATTATATGGCAATATCTAAATACTTAATCAGCTATGACTTAATTAAAGATAAGGATTACAGTAGGTTGATTGCGGCTATAAAATCTATAGCTAATGGGCACACTAAGCCTTTAGAGTCTGTCTGGATTATTGGTCACAATGGAAGCGCCCTAGATATCATAAATTCTCTTGTCCCATATATAGACTCGGATGATAAGTTGTTAGTTACAAGAGTTACCGATGATACAGCCTGGACCACAACCATAAGAGCAAGATCGAAAGAGTGGTTAAAACAGTACCTATGACTAAATAGGGTCTTGCTCACACCCTGTGTCAGCTCCACTCAAGTAGTCTTCTTGGTCTTGGATAGCTTTATCAATCCACTCTTGGTTTGCATCCACAACAACATCTTTCAAAAGCGTGACACGGCCTTCATATAGTTTAATGCGTGTTCCGGCAGGAATAATGCCACGTTCTAATTCTTGATTCTTATCCATAACAAACTCCAAATGACCCACCTTGTGTGGGTTTTCTTTTGTCTATTAAATCATAAAAAATAAGTTTTCTAAAAATAAAACTAACATTTCTTATATTTCTGCTTGACACTAAAACTAAGTTTTCTTATATTTACCTCACAGACAAACAAAAGCTCCAGCGTTGCAGCAACAACCTGGAGCGTGACCCACATACTACCTGTGAGTGAAATTATTATGACAACTAAATCCAATATTCTCAAGTCTGCTATTGCAGCATCAATCAGCGCGGGGATAGCAGTAGCTTACGCTTTCCAGCCGGCTAAAGTAGCTGATGATAATCCTCAAGTGGTTATCACCGCTCAAAAATATGAAGTGCTTAAACGTACTTGCCATGAAACCTGTGTTGCTACTGTCAAAGCTGACGATTACAGCATTTATGTTGAGTATGCCTTAGACGATGCCTCAGTCGAGTTTCTGGACATTCTAAATGTGGTGCATTTTGACAAGACGATTAATGCTTATGTTGATCGTTATGAAATTGAAAAAATTAATGCTGCGATTGCTGGGGGAGAAAAATAATGAGCCGTTTAACTAATGATTTGCGTGAGCGTATGGCTCGTTGTGTTTTAGACAATGCTTTCGCTGAGCAGGAAAAAGAAGCTGATCAGAATCTTTATTTAGCTGGTGACAAGATTTACGACGATATTTATGGCGCTCACCAAAAGGCTATGAAAAGCCTTCCTAAAGATTGGCTGAACACAAGCCAATACATAAAAATTGCCATTGCTGGACAAACTCACGACGTCTATTTCACCGAGTCTCGCCTGATTGGATATGAGCATTACTGGCAAAAACCTAAGCTGTACGTTGGTGATGAACAGGTATGTATCGACTTTCTCAAGGCTCTTGATGTCACTAAGGACATGAAGAAACAGCGCAAAGCAATGGAACGTGAAGTTAATGCCATTCTCCATAGCGTTCAGACATTTAAAAAGCTTTGGGAAGTCTGGCCAGCATCTAAATCACTGCTCGAAAAGTTTGTGTCTAAGCCAACTGTAGGAATGCTTCCTGCAATTCAATTTGACAAGGTGAATGCCGCTTTAGGCCTTCCAGTTGATGAGGTGCCAGCATGAACACTTACGCTCAATTCTGTGGATGTGGTGCGGCAATCCAGTCTATCGAAGTAGTCCGCGCAGAAAGCCAGTTAATCCACCTGGCAGAAGAAATGGAAAGCATGTCCACGGCTGATGAAGTGATCAAGGTTGAAGGCAACACGATCACTTTGACCTATATAGGTCGCGGCATGGAAATTATTTCCCTTTGTCTTGATGAAAAATATTCAGACAGCACACGTATTCGATATGCACGTGAAAACATGGCGCGACTTGAGAAGATTAAATCTGATCTTGTTTCGTGGGCTGCTTAGGAGAATAAAAATGAATACTGAAAACTTCACGTTCACCAAAGCGGAACGTAAAAAAGCAAAATTAAAGCTCAATTTAAATGGGCCGTCTGGTAGCGGTAAAACATATAGCGCACTTCAAATGGCATCTGGCCTTGGTGAAAAGATCGCTGTGATTGATACGGAAAATGAATCCGCATCTTTGTACGCAGCAGAGTTTAAGTTTGACACCTTGCCTTTACGCCCACCTTACTCACCAGAGCGCTTTGCTGGAGCTATTCAGGCTGCATACAACATGGGTTATGAAGTGTTGATTATTGATAGTGCATCGCATGAGTGGATCGGCACTGGTGGTTGTCTGGAAATCAATGATAAGGCAGCAGCGCGATTCAAGGGTAATACGTGGTCAGCATGGTCTGAAACCACACCCAAGCACCGAAAATTTATCGATGCCATGCTTCAGACTGATATGCACATCATCACCACGACACGAGCCAAAACCGAAACCGTTCAAGGTGAAGGTAAAAAAATCCTCAAGCTGGGTATGAAGGCTGAGCAGCGTGATGGTTATGAATACGAATTAACCGTGGCTCTTGATGTTCTTCATGAAAACCACATGGCCGTACCAACCAAAGATCGAACAAAATTATTTAACCCTGAAGGCGAAGTTATCACACGCGAAACCGGTAAAAGGGTTCTTGCTTGGCTTAATGATGGTCGATCTCAGGAAGAAGCGCTGCTTGAGGCATACCAAGAAGCTGTGGAGCGTATCGGGAATACGAAAGATATCGCAGAGCTTGGCATTATCTATTCGCAGTTCCGAGGCACCGATTATGAGCAGCAGATCATTGATCAGTGTGCAAGCAAGAAAGCTGATCTAACTCCACCACAAGGAGCACCATCATGACAACACATATGGCATGGCTTCCAACTGGTGAGCGCATCGAAGTGACAGAGCGTAAATGTGATGGGTATACGCATCCTGTATTCGGGATTTACACCCAGTACGAGTATGTTGATGGGATTGGTGAGCGCATCCTCCCTACTCACATATTGTCTTTCGCAACCATTACACGCGACCAGATTGATTTCGAGTCGCAATTTGGAAAGCTGTATTTCAAACCTGACTTTAGCAAGCTGGATAACTTGATGTACCGCAATGAAATGATTCGAGCGGTTTATTCATTGTGGCGTGAAGCGAAAGGTTTGCCGATTGGCGACCCTGAATATAAAGCTACTGAGGTACTGGATACACCTACAACACAGCCTCAGTACTATCGTGCTGGCACTCGGCTTGTGGGGGATTGATATGAAAAAGCCAACTCTAATCCACCCTCTCATGAGTGAAGCCTTCATTATCTGGCTGCTCAGTATTGGCTACAGGGCAACGGTCAATCAGCATGGCGTTCGCTTCTTTTGTGAAGTGGTGAATAAGAACTTTCCGCGTGATGTGGTGATTGCAGGGACTGGCCGATTGAACAAGCCAGCAACTCAATTGTTTGAAGAATTTAAGAAATATAAGCCGTTTGAGGTGGCGTGATGGATATTCAGAAAGAAAAAATTGCTCATGAAAAACACCTGCTTTCACAAGGTGTGGATTTTAAATATTTGCCGAATATTAAGTATAACGAATTGGAAAATGCTTATGAATTAATCGAATGGGATGAGGAATACAGTGAAGCCCTGAATGAAATTAATTCAAGCTGGTGTACATGGCAAGCAGTCAAAGCCCAGGCGGTGCCGGAAGGATATGTTCTTATGCCAATCAAGCCAACTGAAACAATGGTTATGGCAGTTGTAAAAGAACATGAGGGTGATGCCTTTCTACCATATAGCTTGTATGACGCTTATGTGAAGCAAGCCATGATCGAAGCACAGGAGCCAGCCAATGACTGAATACAAAATTACAAGTCTAAAGGATCTGCTAAACATCCCTGTGGATCGAATTGATGATTGCTTGGATGAGTTAAAAGATGGCCTAAAGTTTATGCATGCTCAAATGGTGGCTTTTGAAATCCCTGTGGCTGACGCTGTATTCGATAGCTTCACCTGGAAAGATGATGGTGCGAAAGATATGACCAGCAATGCGCATTTTTCTTGTGGTGGTGTTGTTCAAGTTAAGGTGGATCGAAATGACTGAAATTCAATTAACCAACGTGCAGTTCGCCCAGCTTCAGATTGACAACCTTGTGGCCAAAGACAAGCCATACAACGAAACATGGTCTGCCGGTGATGTTGGCTCATTCAATGCGATTTTAAACGCGGTGGATTTTGACAATGAGTTCACTTACAACATGCGCGGTTGGTCACGTCAGCGGGTTAAAAGCGGTACTGGCGGGATTATCACGGTAGATGAAAGTAATGCGGATAAGTTGTATCACCTGTACACCTGTTATTTGAGCAAGTTGCCGAGTGGTGTGGTGATGGCTTTGGGAGAGGTGTCTTGAAAGCAAAAATTTTAGATCCTTGTTGCGGCTCCCGGATGATGCACTTTGATCGTCAAAACCCGAATGTAGTTTACGGTGATATTCGATCTGAAAGTCACATCCTTTGTGATGGTCGCAGCCTTGAAGTGGCGCCAGATCTTGAAATGGATTTCCGCAACATGCCGTTTGATGATGGCCAATTTAATTTAGTGGTCTTTGATCCGCCGCATCTGGTTCGTGCTGGCAAACAAAGCTGGTTGGCTCTTAAGTATGGAAAGCTGAATGAAGCTTGGCAGGAGGATATTCGGAAAGGCTTTTCAGAGTGCTTTCGTGTGTTGGCCGCCGGTGGAGTTTTAATTTTTAAGTGGAATGAAACTCAAATTAAAGTCAGTGAAATTTTAGAGCTGACTAATCATAAACCAGTGTTTGGCCACATTAGTGGAAAACGAGCAAATACGCATTGGATTACTTTTATGAAGATGTCGGATGTGGAAGCAGGTAAAAGATTGGAGGTGTCTTAATGGAAGTTGGCTCAAGCCGGTGGATGCCTGAGATTTTCGCAATGTTTGAAGAGCTTAAATCTCAGAATCAATATCTGGTTGAGAAAGTCGAGCGTCTGGAAGAAATTGTAGACAAGAAGCCTTTAACACTAAATACCGCTGAAGCAGCAAAAGTTTTGGGATATTCAGCGGAATATGTGAGAAAGCTTGATCGTGATGGTAAAATGCCAAAACGCGTGTCAAAGGATGGACAGCGCTCTCGATGGAATCGATCGGATATCGAAAAAATGGCTAAATCTAGAAAAACCGGAAGACCGAGAAGCAACTCTTAA